TCAGCGTCTCGCCTTTCTCAGGTGCAGCGGGGGCGGATCGTCCATGCCGGACACCAGCACCACGCCGATGGTGAACGCCCCCCACCCGCATGCGCTGCCCACGGCCGGCGGGTACGTGCTCGCTGCTGCGGCTGAGAACACCCCGGCCCACAGGCCGCCGGGAACCGCGAGCGCTACGTACCCGGCGGCCTGTGCGCGCGGGCACCCGGCGAGCAGGCCGGCCAACGTGGCGACGGCTCCGCACACCACCCACATCCAGCCGAGGGTGTCGAGGCCGCCGGGCACGTACCGGGTGAGGTCGGCCAGGCCGCGGGCGGTCCCGTAGCGGGGCTGGCCGATGATGCCCAGTCCGCCGTATCCAGCCCAGCCGAGGCCGAGGACGACGAGGAAGGCGCGGCGGTGGGAGAACCGCCGCGCCACCGCCGCGCCCCACATCAGACGCCCTTGGCGAGGCTAGCGGAGTTCCTCGTGCCGAACGCTCTGGCGAGCATGCCCTTGATGAGGGTGCCGCCCGCGGCGATGCCCGCGGCGGCCATGGTCTCCCAGAAGCTGGCGTGGAACATGTCGCCGGGGCCCGCCGCGATGGCGACGCCGCCCGCTGCGACCACGGCCGTGGCCAGGGTGCGCTCGGCGAGGTCTCTGGCGTAGGTCTTCGCCGTCTTCACGACGGTCTCGGCGCCAGGAAGGTTGAGCTGGGACATGTGGTCCTCTATTCAGACGGGCTGCGCCAGCTGGCGCAGCCGATGACGGTGAGGTTGATCAGGCCGTTACGCGGAAGCCGTGCTTCTGGCCGAGGCGCGTCAGGGAGTCCCTGCCGAAGTGCCCGTCCGCGGGCTCGCCGGGCCGCCGGCCGCGGTAACCGCACTTCTCCTGCCACTCACTGACGGCCGGCCGGGTCCGGGAGCCGAGGGAGCCGTCGATCCAGCGCTTCGCCAGCAGGCCCTCGCGGTACAGCGCGGTCTCGACGACCAGGCCCTCCGCCTTGTAGGTGGTGCCGCCCTGGGGCAGGCCCGGGTCGCGGCGCTGCGCGGCCTGAATGTGCCGCAGCGAGACGGACGGATTCTTCGTGCCACCCGGCGCGGGGGCGGCAGGCTTCCCGGCCCGCTTGAGGATCTCGGGCAGCAGCTCGGCGCGGAACTGCGCGGCGCGCTTCTCGCCCGGGCAGGCGGTCCCGGAAGGCGACCACTGCGGGAACATGCGGTGGATGCCGTAGCCGGAGTCCGAGCCGCTGCGGCAGGCCCGCAGCTGGATGCCGTGGGTGCGGTGGCCCCATACGCCGAGGTCGGCCAGGGCGTCGAGCTGCTCATCCGTCCACGGGTCGCTGGCCTTCGTGTTGGAGGCGGTCTCGACGCTGATCGCGCCGGAGCCATCCGCGCGCAGGTTGGCCTGGTAGTTGGCGTCGGCGCGGGTGGTGGTGGACAGGTACTGGCCGATCGACCCGTCGAAGTCGACACCGAAGTGGCTCTCCAGTGACGTGCTGTTCTTCCAGTAGGCGTACAGGCGGTGCTCGTCCCACGGGGCGACGATGCTGTGGAAGATGACCTGTGTCGGTCTGATCTTGGGCTGCTCGCGGGCCTCCGGCTGGAGCTCCAGCCGGACCGCTTCCGTGTACCAGGCCATCACACACGCTCCGGCCAGGCCCAGGTGCCCGGCTTGTTGCCCTCGGCGCGTGAGGTGGCCCAGAAGATGTCGTTGCCGTCCAGGAACACCTGGGCGTTTACCGTGATCTGAGCTTCCTTCCAGACGCGCACGAGCATCGCCGGGAAGACGTCACCCTCGGCCGCCCAGTTGCCGGTGTGGCCGACGAAGCCGGTGCGGTTGGAGGCGCTGCGGCTCTCGTGGAAGTCCTTGCGGCGCTGGTTGATCTGGTCGGCGTCCGCCTGGCTGAGGGTGTAGTGGACGATGCGTCCGATCGATGGCTTCACGTGGCCCTCCAGGGCATGAGAAAAGCCCCGGCCGGGCGGCTCGGGGCTCTGAAAGAGGGGGGTGCGCTCAGGCGGGAGAGGCCGTCACCTCATACCGATGGGCGTTCACCGTGATGTTGGGCAGCTGCGCCAGATGCGCCTTCACCGCGTCCACGATGTCCTGCTCCGACACTCCGGCGATGCCGGAGCCCTCGGTGCTGAACTGGAGCAGAACAGTGCAGGCGGCCTCTGGCTGAAGGACGTCTGAAGCGCCGATCTCAACGTAGGGATACTGCAACTGCACGGGGTTCCTCCGATCAGGCCGCAGCCTCGTACTCGCCGAAGACACGGATCGTGTCTCCGCTCGCCCACGCCCACGGCGAGGCCGCGTCGATCAGACCGACACCTGCCGCTGCGGCCGAGTCGATGCGGCCTGCCGCCATCTCGATCTCCATCGTGGTGGCCGTCGTCAGCCTGGACCGGACACCCATGCGGGAGCCGAGCCCAGCACTGGAGTCGGAGATCTCTCCGTACCCCGCGATGAGCGAGGTCGCCGCGGCGTTGACCGGCAGGCTGAAGCGCCAGTTGTCGCTGGCGCCGCCACCGCCGAAGTTCGTGGTGGCCCCGAAGGTGATCTCCATACGCCAATACACGGTCAGGGCAGACTGAGCGAAGCGAGCGATGACCGCCGCGTTGCCGAAACTCGGGGTGTTCACCCCCGTGCTCGTGGTCCACACCGGCACCCAGTCGCTCCAGGTCGGCGAGATCGACCGCAGTCGCCCCGCGGTCAGTCGCATACCTGGCTGCCACGGCTCGTACGGCACGATGCTCCTCCTTCACAGGGCGACGACGGTGGGAGTGGCAAGCCGGACGTCCGTGCCCGCGGTCTGCGCCTTCACGACGCCGTTGCGGCTGCGGCGCACCGTCCACACCTGCGGGTTGGCGATGCGGACGTTGTCGAAGCGCGTCTCCAGCCCGGCGTTGGTGTTGCCGGTGTTCCGGAACGAGCGCACGCCGATGCTGGCGGCCGCCGTCAGCGAGGTGTCGGACACCTCGATCTGCCACAGATCCGGCTCCCGGTCGGTAGCGAGCCAGATCTTCGCCTTCAGCGCGGTCCCGATCGCCTGGAAGCGGACGCGGTAGAACGTCGCTGCCGTGTGCGTCAGGGTGCTGGTGTACGTGGCGAGCTGGGTCTCCGTTCCGCCGACCCGCTTGCGCACGGTCAGCAGGAGGCCCGCAGAGGTCGTGATCTCCACCCTCGCCTGATACAGGGAGTTGTTGTCCACCGCGCGCGTGACGGGACCAGTGAAAACCGACGCACCCGTCGCCAGAGCCGACACCGCAACATCCGCATACAGATCCACGTCCGCACTCGGCGCCGGCACCAGGGCCAGGTGCGCAATGCCTGTGCTCGGCTGCGCCGCCACCCCGTACCCGGCTCCGACGCTGTGGTCCGCGCTCGGGGTCACGGTCCAGGCCTGGCCTGAGTCCGCCTGCCCCCAACTGCCGGCGGCCACGGTCCGGCCGAAGGCATCCCGGACCGAGTCCGCGATGGCGTCGACGGTGACGTGCTCCCCGCCGAGCTGGACGTCGAAGGGGAACTCGGCGGGCTTGCCCCCGGCCGGGCGGATGGTCACGCCGTGGACCCACAGCACGTCCGCCGCGGGAGGGAAGTTCGCCACGGTCGGGGCCGCGTTTGCCGTGAGCGCCCCGACCGGGGCTGTCGCGGTCAGCTCGAACCAGGTCCAGGTGTTGGCCAGGACCGCGAGCCCGGAGGCGCTGGTCGACTGGTACGCGCCTCCGGTGGTGAACCAGTTGAGGTTGAGGTTCACGGTCCGGGCTGTGGCGCAGCGGAGCCAGCCGGAGATGACGTACTGCTGGCCGACCGTCACCGGCACCGTGGAGGAACCAGCGTTGGGGAACTGCGCCACCCCGTCCGGGACCAGGCGCATCGCCCACGCGCCCTCGAACGGCGCGGGCAACGGCGCGGCCACGCGGTCGAGGGTGCCGCCGTTGCCGAACCACCCGGCCAGGTCCGTCTCCAGATACGGGTTCGCGGTGAGGGGTGGCAGGGCGGTGACCCACGGGATGCCGTCGATGGCCCGCACGGTCAGCGTGGTGTCGTCCTCGTCGACCGCGACGACCAGCTGGCTGCCGTCGGTGTCGACCCGGCCCAGCACCGGATCCTCAACGACACCGACACGCCACGGTGAGCCCGGAGCGCACACGAAATCGATCTCCCACGTGCGCACCCCGATGCGCTCGGTCAGGCCTTGCACGATCAAGTCCGCCGGCCCTGGGGGCAGGAAGTCCGGCAGGTCCGTGATGCGGATCAGGTCACCCTCGATCATGTCGAGGACGGTCGAGATCAGCGACGGGGCCCTGTGCAGCCGCACGGTGACCACTGGGTAGCGGGCCTCGTCGACCGTGCCCAGGTGCATCATCCAGTGCGCCATCGGCTCGGTCTGGCTGTCAGTAAAGAGGTTGATGGTGACGCTGTCGTCGTACCGTCCGACGCCGTCGGGCGGGTCCAGCACCGACAGGCGGCCGCTGGTGAGCTCCGCCCTGCCGGAGCTCCCGCCGATCCGCTCCACCGTGACGTCGTTGCGCAGGTTGGAGTCGTCGTCGACCGGCTCCAGCGCGCCCAAGCCTTTCGACTCGTAGGACAGCGTGAGCTTCGGCGTCTGGTTGTACTGCGAGGCGCGGGTCCGGTAGCGCAGCCCCAGCCGGGACCGGTCCTCGACGAGGGTCCCGCCGTCGGCCTGCTCGCACTGCTCCAGCTGCTCCAGCAGGGTCGCCGGACGCTGGGCGCCCATGGCGGCCGTCTCGGCAGGGTCACCGGTGATGATGAGCGACAGAGACTCCTCGGCAGCGAGGCGGGTCAGCCGCGCTGCGGCCAGCTCGCCGCCGAACCCGTTGTCGGCGTCGTTGTAGATGGCCGTGTTGTTGGCCTGGAAGACGCCAACATGGCCGATCGCTGTGCCCTCCAGGCCGGCGCCGAACGACGACCGGATCGAGGTGACCCGGCCGACCGTGCCGGCGAAGCTGCCGGTGTGGAAGTGGCCGCCGCTGCTGTTCGCGGCGTTCAGCCAGCCGAGGTCCACGTCGACGTTGCCGCCGTTCTGGCGGGCGAAGATCCTTACCCTATTCCAGTTGCCGAAGAAGGACGGGCCGGATCCTGCGCCGGTGCTGGTGAGGAGCAGCTGGTTGTCGTCGGCGTCGAGGACCTGGAGCTGCACGTTGTTGGTCTGCACGCGGACCCGGTAGCGGTTGCCCGTGCCGGAGCACACGATCTCGTACAGCACGGCCTGGGCGACCGGAGCGGCCGGGATGAAGTTCACCAGCTCGACGTGCCACGGGCCCGTGCCAGAGGCGGGCGGCGGCACGCTCGCCGAGAGGGAACCCCCGGGCTGGAGGACAGGCAGCGCCGACGAGCCGCCTAGCGAGTCGTCCGCCCCCATGTCGAACCCTGTCAACTTCATGGGAGCGACGCCGGGCACCGGGCTGTAGGCCTGGGTGGCCGCCGAGTCGTCCTCCATCGGCCAGTAGGCGAGCAGGGTGGAATCCGACGGGATACGCCGCCTCAGGGTGCTCTGCAGCAACTTCTTGCCCTGGTTGAGGCGGCGGAGGATGCCCGCGCCCTCACCCTCAACGCGGATGAGGTGCCCGCCCCTGCTCCAGCGGGCGGGCCAGTCGGAGTACTCGCCGCTGAACCTCACCTGCCGGTTGGTGATCTCCGCCCCGCCCGCGGGCGTCCACGTGCGGCCCGCCGCGTCCACGAACGAGGCGGCGCCAGCCGCAGGCAGGGAGAAGTCCGGAGCAGCGACGATCGTTCCGTTGATGCCGGACCGCAGCTCGAAGGCATGGATCCGGCCGGCGGGCCGCTCGAAGCCGAGCTCGACGGTGTCACCGACGAGGACGGGAGCGCTCGACGAGAACACCGACGTGGCCCCCGAGTTGACCACCGGTGTGCCCAGCTGTGTCCACGGACCCGCGATGGTCGGAGCGGTGTAGTAGGTGATCGTGTGGCCACCGGCCCCGTTGTCCACGTCGAGCGTGACGCGAAGGGCGAGCCGCCCCGAGGGAAGGACCGGGAGCGGCGCGGTCGAGTCGTACTGCTGGATCATGGAACCGTCGGTCGTCCACCGGAAAGTGATTTTCCCGGCGGTCGAGGTGAAGATCGCCCAGGACCGCTGGTTCCCAGTGACGAGGTACTTGCTGCACAGCTCGCGCAGCGTGCCGGTCGAGATCCAGCGGTCGAGGGTGCAGTCGATGCGGATGTCGAGGTCGCCCACGATGTCGAGGGCGGCGACGTCCGGCGTGGAGGCCCCGTTGCCCGCGGTGTCCGGCAGCCACAGGTACCGGTCGCTGGCGTGTACGGACACGCGCATCGGCGTGTTCGGACCCAGCTTCCCGTAGTACGGCGAGCGGGGGTTGCGCCACGAGTACAAGCCGTCCGGGCTGCGCAGGACGAGGGAGCAGGAGGCCGGGTCGACCGCCTGCCCCTCGCCCGAGCGGCCGCGCTTGTGGGTGATGATGTCTGACAGCTGCGCGTGCTGCGTGACGTCCGTCCACACCCCGCCGATGGCGAACTCCACCATCGTGCCCAACGGGTCCTCAGGGAACGCCATCAGCCAGACCTCCGTCCCGCCAGTACCAGGCCGACGTCGCCGCCGCCCTTCTTCCGGATGCCGCGCCGCATCCGCTCCATCAGGTAGTCGTCCTCCGCCCGGCCCGACGAGCGGAGTTCCAGCACGACTCGCTGCGACGCGGCCGCGCGGGCACGGCTGCCGGCCATGTCCCACGAGCCCGGCGCCGGCGTCTCCACCAGGCTGGCCATGCTGCGGTTGACGGCCGAGCGCTGTCCCTCCACGCCACGGATGAGGCCCTGCGCGGTGTACTGGCCGACCAGCGCCATCACCCGCGACGGGCTCTTGATCCCCAGGGCCTTGCGGATGCTCTTGGACATGCCCTTGGCGATGATGAGCATCTGCTTCTCGATCGCCTTCTGTTGCATTTGCAGGCCCTTCACGAGGCCTTGCCCGGCGGCGATTCCGGCCCCGTACATGGCGTTGCCCGCGGCCGAACCGGCCGAGCCCGCAGCCGACACAAGGAGCTTCTGCTCCTGGTTGATCTGTTTGATCTGGCTGCTGTTGGCGTTGGCCAGAGCGGCAGCGGCCGACGAGCCCTGCTCCACCCCGGCCTGGGCGATCTGCGCGATCAGGTCCGCGGACACGCCCTTCTTCCGCAGCGTCGCCAAGTTCTTCGCGAACGTCTCGGCCGCCGCCCGGTCCAACTTCAGGCCGGCGAGGATCGTCTCGGCGGTCTGCGGCCAGCCGCCGGTGTCCTGCTTGGTGACGTCGGCGCCCTCCAGTACGCCCTTCTTCACGTCCGCCGCGAGCTTGTCGCGGGCCTTGATCTGGTCGGCGACCTTCTTCGTCGCTGCCTTCATCCGGGCGGCGAGCTTGGCCTCCTGCCCGGCCAGTTGCAGCAGCCGCTTCGTGCCTGCGGAGATGATGCCGAGCGCCTTGGAGCGCTTCTTGCCCGGCTTCATGCTGTCGCGGACGATGTCGGCGAGCTTCGTGGAGGCGGCCTTGACCTGCTTCGACGAGCCGGTGAGGCCGTCGATGAGACCGCGGGCGATCCAGCGGCCCTGCGCTTTCGTGACCTTCGACGGCGACGCAATCCCGAGCGCTTTGGCGATCGGGCCCGGGATGGTCGAGCGCGCCCAGCCGAGGATCTTGGACTTGATCCAGCCGCCCATCGACTGGATACCGGACCACAGGCCCTGAACCACGGCGACGCCCTTGGAGACGAGCAGCCGGTTCAGGGAGCCGATCCCGGCAGAGATCTTGCCCGGGAGGCCACGGACGTAGCTGATGAACGAGACGACTTTCTTCGCCGTGGCGACCTGGAAGGCCTGCCAAGCAGCCGCTGCCCGCTCGGCCAGCTTCGACGCCATGCTGGAGACCGCGGACGACACCCGGCCCGGCAGGCCCGTGATCCACGCGACCAGGGCGAGCAGTTTCTTGATCGCCCAGTCCTTCATCTGGCCGAACCAGTTCGACACCTTGCCGGGGATCGTGCCGAGGTAAGCGATCGCGGCGAGGATGAGGTTCTTCGCCCCGGTGACCTTGCCAACCACCCAGTCCCAGGCCGTGCCCGTGGCTGAAGTGATGTCGTCCCAGTAGGTGACGACCAGCAGGACCAGGCCCGCGAGTCCCGCCACGATTCCGGCGATGATCCAGAACATGGGGTTGGCGAGCATCGCGGAGTTCATGGCCCACACGCCGATCGAGGCGATCGCGAAGGCGGAGCCCAGAGCGATGATCGCCCCGGCCAGGCCGATGACGAGGCCCTTGTTGTCGCCCATGAACGAGAACAGGCCCTGCAGCCGGGGGACGACCTCCCCACCGAGGAACTCGATCAGGTTCTGCTGCATGCCCCGCTTGAAGGCCTCCAGCTTGGCGCCGGAGTTGTCGCGCAGCTTGTTGCCCATCTCGTCGGCCTTGCCGCCGACTTTGCCGAGCGCGTCGGCTGCCTTCGACGGGTCGAGGCTGAAGAGGGCTTTCTGGGTGTCCTCGGCTTTCGTCCCGAACAGGGCGACCGCCAGGCTCGCCCGGTCGGCGGGGTCCTTCACCTTGCGGAGCCGGTCGAAGATCTCGTCCAGCGCCTTGCGTGCAGCTGGGCCGCCCTCCGAGAACGCGGACTGCATCTTCTTCCCGGACAGGCCGATTTTGCCGAACGCCTCGTCCACGGCCTTGCCGCCGCCCTGAGTGATCAGGGTCAGCTCCTTCAGGGCGTCGGCGACCACGTCCGTGTCCCTGGCGCCCGCGGCCATGCCCTGGGTGAGCAGACCGGTGGTCGTTGTGACGTCCAAGCCGAGGTTGCGGAAGATGGTGCTGTACTCGTTGAACGTGTCGGCGATGTCATCCGCGCGCGGGCCCATCCGCTGGAGGCCTGCGGTGAGGGCGTCCACGGCCTCAGTGCCGTTCTTCGCCAGCCCCGTCTTCAAGGTCTGGCCCACAGCGTTGGCGGCTTGTCCCAAGTCCAGGTCGAACGTGGTCGCCAGGTCGGAGACCTGCGTGGAGATCCGCTTGAGCTGCGCCTCCGTCGCGTCCGGCGGGGCGATGCCCGCACGCATGACCGCGCTGATCGTGTCCGCGGCGCTTTGGAAGTCGGCCGTGACCGCGTCCGCGTACAGCTCGCCCGCGAGCTTGCCGTACCGCTGCGCCTCCGCCGGCGTCGCCCCGAGCTGGGCGGCGAGACGGCCGGTGATCTGCGTCTGTTCCATCGCCTGCGCGAAGGAGTCCATCAGCAGCGCACCGGCGGCCAGGCCGACGCCCGCTGCGGCCAACTTCAGCCGGTCCATGCGGGACGTGGTCTGCTCGACGGCCTGGTCGGCGCCGTCGGCCGCGCCGTCGGTCAGGCCCTCGCCGACAGCGTCACCCCCGCGGCGGCCGGCGGCGACGAACTGTCCGCGGGCGTTGCGCAGGCGGCCATCAACTCCGCGGACGATGCCGTCGCCGAGTTCCTCGCCCGCGTCCTGCCCGGCGCGTTCTGCCTCGTCTCCCATGCGTTGCCCGGAGGAGCGGATGGCGTTCTCGGCGCGGCGCAGGGCGGGGTCCATCGCCCGGTCGTCGACGGACAGGATGGCGTTGAGCTCGCCGACGGTCAGCGCCACGGCTACCTCCTTCGGCGGGGGGCGTGCTGGGGGTCCTCAGGAGGTGGTGCGAAATGCCGGTACAGGCGGGTCTCGGCTGACAGCAGGCCGAAGATGCGGACCTGAAGCCACCGCCAGGTCCGTCGGCGGAGGATGCCGTCCTCGACGTCGATGCCGTAGACGTCGTGCAGGTCCGCCTCGATCAGCGGCCACTGCTCCAGCAGCCGCTCCCACGTCAGGTTCCTGAGCGCCCCCGACCGCGCCCGCTTCGGCGTCGGGAGCCCGCCCTCGTACCACTCGTAGAGGCCGGTGACCGGGTCGTACTCGCCTCGGCCGACTCCGAGGTACCGGGCCTCCCCTGCCGTCGCTCCGCCCGATTCCTCGGCGCTTTTCCCGGGTGCTGCCGGGTACGCCAGTACTCCAGGGCCGTGTCGCGGTCCGTGGTGACCCAGAACATCGTCGTGAGCGCGACGTGCTTGAACATGGACCAGGAGACGTCGGCCAGGAGCGGCTCGTAGGCATCCCCCAGACACAGGCGGTAGAGGTCGATCTCCTCGTCGTCGTCGAGGACCTTGGTCCCCGGCCTCGTGCCGCCGGCGGCCAGCCGCGCGGCGTACGACGTGATGCGCTCGATCTTGACGCCAGCCTCGGCGGACGGGTCGGCGATGTGGTACGTCCTGACCTCGCCGTCCTTGCGCTTCACCGGCAGGTCGAGGCCCTCCTCAAGGAAGTCGTCGAGTGCCTCGAAGGTGCCGCCCATCAGGGCGCCAGCGGGTTCGTGATCGGGGTGAGCGGACCGTCGCCCGTGAAGGTGATCTCCACCTCGCCGAGCGCGGTGTGCTCGCCGCCGGCGGGCTGCCAGTTCGGGATGGCCTTGCCCTGGTACGCCTCCGGGAGCCCATCGCGGTTCATGTACCGCAGGCGGATCTTGTTGGCGTCGCCGTAGGCGAAGTGCGCGAGGCGGATCTTCTCGTGGACCGGGTGGTAGACCTTGACGGCCTTGTTGGCCTTGCGGCGGATCGTGACCGACAGTTCCCAGGACTGGGCGGTCTTCTCGTTGCCGTTCCAGCCCTCGCTGTCGTAGTCGCTGGAATCCTCGATGTTCGGCTCGCTCGCGGGCTGGAACTCGCGGACGCCCGGGCAGAGCTGCCAGTCCGGCGTCTCGTCCGTGCCCATGTTGATCTCAAGCCGCCACTCGCGTGCGAGCTCGGTCTCCTCCGTGGGGGTCGACACAGGGTCCTCCTCAGTCGTTCAGACGGATCCCGGACCTGACCGTCCGGAAGTAGTAGTTCGCGACCAGCTCCATGCGGCCGCGGGTGTCCTGGCCGATCCAGGCCTGGGAGTTGCGCCAGGAGATCTCCACCCGCACACCGCGGGCCTGCCAGGTGTCGCGGTTGTGCAGGACGGAGAACACGTCGTTGGCGAGCTGGACCAGGTCGAGCACGTTCGTGCCCGCGCGCATGCGCGCCTGGACGCCGGTGACCGAGTCAGTGGAGTCGTCGTCGGCCACGGGGTAGGGGTTCAGGGCAATCGCTCGATCCGGGCCGTCCGGCATGCGACCGAGCACGATCCCCGTGGCGCCCGCGGGCAGCGCACCCGAGGGGTCGTAGACGCCGACCTCGGCGGCGGCCAGGAGCTCGGCGACGCCCTGGAGCAGGTCGACGTCGTGTGTCTCGGCGCTCACCGCAGCGCCCGCCGCATCTCCGCGGCGACCAGCGCGAGAACTACGCCTCGCTCGGCGTTGAGGGCGTTCTCCAGGAATTTCGCCTCGCGCCCGGGCGCGTGCTCGTAATCGAGTTCCTCGTGCTGCCTGGCGGCGTACGGGGTGTCGTAGCTGACCATTGCGGTCAGGTCGGCCTCGTCGACGCTGGCCGTACCGGAGTGCTGCAGGGTGCCCTCGTCGAGCGGCACCTTGTCGTTGCTGGTGCCGAGGACGTGCTCGGCGCCGAGAAAGAGACCGCGGGCTGCAGCCTGCCGCAGCTCCCTCTGCACGCCCGAGGTATCGAATCGAAGGCGGTAGGACTGCGGCACGACGTCACCTCATTCGAGCTGAATTTCTAGGTGATTGGGGGTGCCGAGTCCTCGGCCGTCGCGCCGCTTGGTCTGGATGACCGTGGTGGTCCGGCCGCCGGGGAGCGTCACCCGGGACAGAGCCGGCGCCTCGGTGTCGAGGTCGGCGTAGGCGGTCGACGTGGACGTGACTTGCTCGCCGCCCGGGGTGCGCACCGCACGGGTCTGCTCGTCGAGGAGGCACCGCACCGGGGCCGGCGGGCCGTACAGGGTGCCGGTGCTGGACTCCCCGCCGTACGGCTCCACCGTGATCTCGTGGATCAGGTAGCGACGAGGGATGCGCGTCACCATGCGAAGCCGCCCGTGGAGACTCCCCACCGGAGCTTTTCGGCGGGGATGCTCTCAAGCGCGCGGATCAGCCCGGGCGCGTAGTAGTCCGGGCCGGACCGGTTCTCACCCGCACCGAACTGCAACTGCACATTGCCGATGCTGACGCCCTGCAACGGGCCAGAGACGTCGGTCTCCACCCCCGCCTCGCCCCAGAACTCAACCTGTCGGCACACGGCCTCGGCGAACGCGGCTTGGACCACAGGGTCGGTCGGCATGCCGACGTCGTCGACGTCGTACACCGCGGCCTTCAGGAAGTCGCTGTCCAGGAGACGCGTCGCGCGCTCCAGCAGCTCCACGGCGTCCAGCGGCGGCGCCTTGTGCAGGACGTTCGCCAACTGGGTGGTGGTTGCGTACGACCGGACGTCGGCCATCGTCGGCGGCGCCGGAGCGACGGATACGACCTCGTGCTGCACGCTGGCGCCGGTTCCGGTCACCGCCCACGACAGCTTCCACAGGCCGGCCACCGTGTAGGTGAGCGCGGCTGTCCACGTCCGACCGTTGTCGGCGGTGCCGGTCGAGGGCGAGGAAACCGTCCCGTTCGGCGCGGTGACGGCCAGCGTGGCGACCGTGGTGGCGTCGTACGGGTCGACGGTCAGGGACGCGGTGACGGTGTCTCCCACGTCGGGCATAGTCAGCCTCCTGTCGTCGATGTCGCAGCCAGCTGCGGGCCGGTCGTGGAGGGGGTGAGCGCGGGTCCGGACGCGCTGGGCGCGAGGGTGCGTGCGGGGCGGGGCAGGCGCGTGATGGTGCCTGCTCGGCCGCGGGTACGTGCGGTGCCGAGCTGGACGATGTGCGCGGCAGTCAGCGGCCGAGCCAGGCTGGTGGAGCGGGTGGCGCCGAGCGGGACGCTCTTCTGCCCGGTGACCGGCCGGGCCGCGGCCGCCGTACGCGCGGCGCCCAGCAGGACCAGGCTGGTGGGGAGGTTGACGTTGTCGATCTCGGCGACGTTGTTGGAGCCGTCCGTGCGGGTCGACTCCAGCAGCAACGACAGGTTCGTGTCCGCCGCCCATGCCGGGGTCGGGGCGCTGCGCAGCACGGTCCAGTTGGAGCTGTCCGGGGAGGCCTCCCACAGCAGCGTTCCACCTGCGTCTTGCAGCCTGAGCCAGGCGTGTGCGACGGGATCGTACGGCGGGAAGAGGGCGCCGCCGTCGGCGTACCCCTCACGGAGGTACAGGCCCATCGCGCCTTGGGCGGTGTCGATGATGAACCCGGCGTCGGTGCCGCCCGTGCCGGTGAGCACCAGGACCGACAGGGCGGCCGTTGACACCGCGCCGAGCGCAGGCGGCGGGTAGGCCCGCAGCAGGAAGTGCGAATCGGCCAGGGTGTAGGCGGTCGCGGAGCGGAGCCCGGCGAAGCCTCCCACAGTGCAGGGGATCCGGCCGCGGCCGCCGGTAGCTGTCGGGTCACCGTAGGAGTTGGGCCACTTCGTGAGGTCCAGGGTCCCGGTGAAGGAGTCTTCGAGGGTCTCCAGCAGCGGCACCGTGGCCTCCCCGGTCAGGCGTTGGAGTCGACGCTGATGCCGTCGGTGTGGACGCGGGCGACGATGTCCGTGCCGTCCGGGGTGACCGCGAAGTCGTGGTAGGTCAGCGGGATCAGCGCTGCGTCCGTGCCCGCGGTGGTGTCGGGGTCGTAGGCGATGACCAACTTTCCGGTCGGTGTGCCGGTGGCGAGCGACCAGCTCAGGTCGTTCGCGTCGAAGCTGGCCGTGTTCGCGGTGTCGTTGACCGACACCACCACGCCGGTCAGCGCTACCCGGCCCATGCTGGTCTGCTCGTTGGCCGGGCCCGCGAGTAGCTCGGCCACGGTGTCGTAGTCCTGGAGGACGTCATCGGTCGGCAGCCCGGCCGCTTCCAGCGGGATGGCCACGAGCCCGTCGCTGGCGGCCGGGAGTCCGGCGTAGTGCAGGATCCGGCCCTTGGCGATGTTGGCGACCACATCGGCCACGGCGCTCCTCCTCGGTGTGAGCGCGCGAGGGAGGCCCGCCGCCCGGGCCTCCCTCGTCACGGTGCGGATCGGCTACGCGGACGCGCCGATGATGTGGACGTCGTACGTCACTGACGTACCGGCGCCCGAGTTGGCGATCTTCAGCAGGTCGCCCGTGCCGGCCGTCACTGCGTAGCCGGTCGCGTCCGCCACCCCGGTGCCGACCGCGACGAACGCGCCCGGGCGCAGGGTGAGGGTGCTGGTCGCGCCGAGCAGGGTGGCCCACGCGTTCGAGGTGGCGTTGCCGACCACGACGTTGTTGGCGTTCGCGTCGGCCGCGGCGACGATGATCCCCTTGATCCGGGCAAAGGTGATCGTCGCGCCGAACGCGTCGACGAGCGAGCCCGCCAGGTCGAGGTCCTCGGTCGCCGAAGCGGCCAGGGTGCGCCGGTCGGAGAAGACGCGGTCGGCCTTGCCTGCGCCGGTGCCCGAGCCGAGCGACAGCTTCCGGCTGAGGCTGTGCGGGGCCCTGGCGGTGCCCAGGTCCAGTGCCGTCGTCAGCTCTGCGAAGGCGCTGACGGCGAGCAGCGTTCCGGAGAGTGGCATCAGCTACCGCCCCCGTACCGCTCGACGAGCTGCTCCTTGGTCATGCCCTCGATGTCGGACTGCCGCTCCGGGTCGTCCTCCACCTTGCGGGCGTACTCCTGCCACTCCGCCTTCGAAGCACCCCTGGCCGGCACCTTGAGAACCGGGGCCGACTCGCCGTCCTCAACGGGGGTCAGCTTCTGGCCGACAGCTGGCCCCTCCAGCGAGGGGTTCTCCTCCCGGAGTTCCTCGTTGGTCTTCGGCACGTCCGCCGACGGGTCGTGCACGCCGGGCGCGGTGAGCGTCGGCCGGGACAGGACACCGTCGTTGACGATCTCTCCCTCCTCGCCCTCGCCAAGGATCTTCCAGTTGTCGAGGGAATCGAGTCGGGCCGAGCGCCCGTCAATCTTCACCCGGTCTCCGGTCCGCTGGTTGAAGTACGTGGTCATGACGCGGGCACCGCCGTCCTGAGGTCGACCTGAACGAGGATCTCGGTCGGCGATCCGGCCGGGGAGGCGGGGACCACCGAGAGGTTGTCTCCGGCCGCGCAGGACGCGTTCTGCACGGTGGTGTTCCCGGCCCATGCGTCGGTGCTGGTGGCCATCGGGGAGGCGAGGACGTCGGAGGCGCCCTTCTTCACCTGCACCGTGCCGCCGGTGCCGCCGGTGCGGTACGCGCGTACGGCGATGATGCTGGCGGCGGCCGGGACCTTGAAGAGCTGGTAGGTGCCCGCGGTGCCGGAGGCGACGCGGACTTCCTTGCTGTAGGTGCGCGCAGTGGAGGTGTCGACCTCGCCGGCGCGCCCGTCCACGGTGTGGACCTTGTAGCCCATGGGGCTGTCCTTCCTGTGGGGAGAGGAGGCCCGCCCGCGCGGGGGCGGGCGCGGGGATCAGGCCGCGTCGGCGCCCTTGATGAGGACGGCACGGTTGGCGTCGAGGGTCTTCGTGCCGTACAGGCAGTCGATCGACACGACCATCTGCTTCTTGTCGATGTCGTAGTCGCGGATGATGCGCAGCGCGAACCCCTTGTAGTTCATGATCGCCGCGTCGAGGGCACCCTGGGGGAGCTCCAGCGGGCGGAACGCCAGGGCGAACGCGGTCCGGTGGAAGGCGACGTTGACCTCGGTGGTCGGCTGCCCGGAGGCGGGCGACCCGGCGGGCTGGCCGATGTTCTGCGTCCAGTACGGGTCGAAGCCGCTGACGCGGCCACCCATGGACGCCTCCAGCAGGCCCTCGGTGCTGCCGCGCTTGTCGGCCTGCCGCCACGTCTTCTCCGCCACCCAGCGGGCCTTCGTGGTCGGGCCAGCGATGACCGAGCGCTGCGCCGCCGGGACGTTCTTCAGGTCGAGGACGTTGCCGGCCTGGATGAGGACGCGGGAGTCCGACCAGGGGTAGTCGCCGTTGTAGCCGGCGTAGTCCTCGCCCGCGGCGTTCGGGGTGGCGTCGCCGACCTCCTGCACGATGTCGTCGCGCAGGGCGAGGATGTCGCGATCGATCTTCTGGGCGATGGCCTCCATGGCCGGGGTGAGGAGCTGCTCGTCGAAGTCCTGGATCTTCAGCGTCATGTCCTCGGTGGTGACCGCGAAGGAGACGTCGGCGAAGTGGTTCAGCGTCATGTTGACGCTGGTCTCCTGTGCCTCCTGCACCGTGATGCCCGCGGCGCGGTTGTACTCGTTCGCCGTGAACATGGCGGGCTTGCGGATGGTGATCGCGTCGCCCTGCTTGCGGTTGAACTCCGCCTCGTAGTCGCGGTGCACGAGGCTCGCCGCGACGGTGGTCTCGTACAGGTTCGCGAGGGCCTGTCGCGCGATGACCTGCGCGGTCAGGAAGGTGTTGGCCATGGGGTGTTACCTCCTATCCGGCTCGGCGCTTGCGGCGCGCGGCGCGGATTTCGTCGATGTCTTCCGGTTCGGAGGAGCTCCCGGCCCCGCCGTTGAAGTCGCTGCTCGTACGGTCCGGCGGCGGCGCCGCGGCCTTGAGCTTGGGGTTGTCGTCGACCGCCTTCTTGATGGCGGCGCTGACGGCCTTCGCGAATCCCTCGTCCTCGGGGTCGAGGCCCTTGATCGAGTTCAGGAACCCTCGCGAGTCGGTGAGCGCGTCCGGGTCGGCGCCGTACTTCGACGCACCCCGGTACACGGCCAGCTCGATCGCGGTCTCGCGGTGCGCGGTCGTGCGCCGCTCGATCTCCGCCTGGAGCTTCGCCGGGTCCGGCGCCTCGTCCTTCTCGTCCTGCACCAGGCCGAGCGCTTTGCCGATGTCCTGGACCAGTTCCTTCTTGGCCCTTTCGGCTGCCTCCTTGGCCCCGACGCGAGCCTTCGCGGCCTGGTCGCGGGCTTTCTCCAGTTCCTTGTCCCTGCGGGACGGGGTGCCGGCGGCGGCCTTCTTCGCGGGCGGCTTGGGCTTCGGCTTGGCGTCGCTGTCGTCCTTGGCTTCGTCGGCGCCGTCCTGGTCGTCGTCGCCGCTCTCGGCGTCGTCGTCCTGGTCGTCCTCGTCGGTACCGGTGTCGCCGTCATCGCTGTCGTCGCTGCCGGATTCGGAGTCGCCTCCGTCCCCGCCGTCGGCGTACAGCCACGGGTCGAAAGGGCCGGTGGCGTAGGGGTGGACCCAGCCAGCGCCTGCCAGGGCGCGGCGGGGAAGGGTTCGCTGCTGCATGTCGTGCACTCCCGGTGCGCGTAGAGGAGCCCCGCACCCGGCGGGGCCGTACATCTGCCGGGCGCACCTGGCGACCCGGACGTCTCAGAGCCCGAATCCGGGCATGAAAAAGGGCCCGCACGAGGCGGGCCCTGCAAGGAGTGAGCGGTCTAGTAGACGACGCCCTGCTCGTCGCTGCTGGCCGACGGCGTCGGTACCCGCGGCGGCTCCCCAGTCACCTGCGGAGCAGGCACCAGACGCACCGCGGTCAGGTATGCAGCGACCTCGTCGTCCGGGCCTGTCGGTGTGTAGTACGGGCCGGTCGGCGTCAGCGGCTGCGCCCCATCCGCCAGGGCGATCATGTCGATGCGGGTCGTGTCATCGGCAGTCCACTGGCGCCCATCGTGAGCAACCCAGCGGCCCGCTTCGGTGCGCGACTCCACTCTCCAGGCCATGCCCTCAGCCTGTCACAGCAGGGCCAGGCAGCCAAGGACGAATTGCCGCAGCTCCAAGCCACCGAAGTTCCTGCCGGACCTGCCGAACAAGTCCTGCAGGCCCACCTGGAATGCCTCCGAGGACACCGATGCTGGATCCTCGGGCGCACCCCGCTCATAGGTCTTGCCCGTGTAAGCGTCCGCCCACTGATCTTCGTACGTCAGCTCACCCTGCCGATACGACGCTCCCGGATAGATCGCAGCCAACTGCCTGGGGAGCTCCAGCACACCATCCTTGGTGGCACGTCTGCGTACCAAGGTGTACTCCAGCTCGCGCAGGCCCGGCACGTACTGCTCCATGCGGTGCCCCAGCTCGTGCGTGGCGACCTCCGCCGCGTACGAGCTGAAAGCGCCGTTGTACCAGGCAGGAGCGGCCATATCGAGCGCGAAGAGGTCAGTGCCGTTCGGGCCCTGGCGAGCCCCGTAGTAGGCCCGGTCCGACCCCACCAGCGACATCGGCGAGTCCCGCATGCGGTCCAGCCACTGCTTGGGGAAGTGGTCGAGTGCTTCACCGAGCAGTTCCTGCCAGTCCTCACGCACCGCGGACGCGGACGGGCCACGTGCTGCGATGACGTCCGGGCCGGCAGCCTCGGCCTTCACCTTCCCGCCCAGCTTGCGTACGTCAGCCAGGAGCATGCGGATCGTCTCCGCTTCGCGTGCCGCCACCGCGATCTGAGCGCTGCGCAACGCGTCGGCGTCCGGCGGCTTGTTGCGAGAGATTCGCCGTACCTCCTCGCGCAGCTCGTTGAGTACCGAGTCCTGGAGGAACGCGTCGTGCAGGTCGTCCTGCAGAGCCTCTCCAACTTCCAACACGCGGTTCAGATGCTGCTCGTACGCCTCCGGCGGGAGCAGTGCCCCGGACGGGTCCTTCTGGTACGTGTACTCGTAGCGAGGCGGTTCTGTCCGGCTCAGCCACGAGCTGTAGTTGCCAGGATCGCCGCGGAGGAATGCGTCCCTCTCCTCCGACATGGAGCGGATGCTGTTCTGGGTCATCCGGATGTTGCTGTCGATGCTCCGGGTAGCGTCTTCCAGCATCTGAGGGCGCTTCCACTTGGGCGTCCTCTTGCGCTTGAACTCGGCTTCCGTCTCAGCGACGATCTGCTCCCGCTCAGCCTCCTCCTTCTTCAGCTCTTCCCGGAACTCGGCGATGCGGATGTCGTAGCCGAGCTGCTCGGGAGCCACCTGCACACGCCGCGCGTTCTCCCACGCCTCGCGGTCCTTCGGCAGCACGCGCCGCACCTGCTCGATACGATCCCGGGTCGCATGCGACACGCTCGCCTGCGGCTCAGGCGGCGCGACCGGCTCCGGCTTGGCCTCCGGCTCGGGCGGCTTCGCGGGCTGCTGTTCGGCGAGCTCAGCGTGCTGCTGCGGCGAGGGCTCGGCGAGCTTCTCGCGGTGCGGCTTGCGGGGCATGCCGGACTCGTCCACCAGGTCGCGGATCCTGCTCTGGTACCCGCGCACCCGCGCGTTCGCTGCTTTCCGGGTGGCCTCGTCGAGGGCGGCCTCGCTGAGCCGCTTCCACTTACGGACCTGCCGCTCCAGGTAGCGCTGCTGCTGCGACTGCTCGTACGTGCCGCGCGCCGGGACCGGAGCGGGTTCTCGGGTCAGCCCGGGCAGGTACGCGCTGACGGTGTGGCGGCAGTTCGGGTGCATCAGGCCCGCGGCCCGAGCCTCCTCCAACGAGCCAGCGACCTTCACCTTGACCATGCGGCCGTCTTCGGTGGCGTGCTCCACCTCGATGGTGCGCGCCCCTGCTGCGCCTGACCGTACGAGGACCTTGCTCTCCCATCGGCGGCACAGCGGGCACTCCTCCGGCGCCCGAGACACAATCACCAGGTCGACGCCGGCCTCACCCAGCCGGTCAGTATGGGCGTCGACCGCGGCCCGGCCTACTGCGGAGCGGGTTGCCATTTCGATGTACGAAGGCAGGCTCCAGCCGCGGCCGGACCTGTCGACAAAGCCCGTGACGCCCCGGTTCGCGAAGTCGTCCAGCGCTGCCTGCGCTGCCTGCCTGCGCGTCTGCGCGCCGACGAGGGGAGCGGCGGAGGCACGGGCGATGACGTCGCGGTACGTGTCCTCGGACTGCCGCAGGATCCGAAGGTGAGTGGCGCGCGTGTCGTTGACGAGCGCAGCCGCCAGTCGGTCAATGGTCGCTGCGTTGGGGATGTCGTTTGCGACCACCTGCGTCACGCCGGCTGGCAGCGCGCCGAGCTCCGCCACCGCGGCCTGCTGGCCCCGCCGGTACGCCTCGGCGACAGCCTGGTGCACAGCCCCCGAGGAGTCCTGGGCCAGGGCGTCCACGACGGAGCGGATCCCTGCCTGAAGGTTGCCAAGTGAGGCGAGTTTCTGCTCCACCCAGGTCGGGGCGTCGATTCCCTCGGCCGCGGCCTGGCGGATCCGTCGGATGAGGACGGTCTCGACCTGCTCGTACAGAGCGGAGACAGTGGCGGCGAGATCCTCGGCCGTGGCCGGCGAGACGGGCACCGACCCACCTCCCCTACGGCAGCGCCCCGGTCTGCATCGGGTCGGGCACCGCGGTGCCGGCCTCCTGCTGGATCTGGGCGACCTCGGCCTTGACCTGAGTGTCGTTCCACTCCGGGTGCTGCATGCGGACCAGCGTGTCCGTGGACGCGGCCTGGGCCCGCCGGAGTACGTCGGCGGTGTTCGCCAGGGACAGCGGGTCCTCCTGGACCGAGTCCTCGAACTCGATCGTCGGCGGCTGCGGCGTGACCCCGGAGCGGAACACCTCCTGATCGACGGCGAGCAGCGCGTGCACCGCGTCTGCGAGGCCGGCCCTCCAGCGGAGGATCTTCCGGCCACGCGTCGTCATCGACCTGCGCTCACGGGACTTGACCTCCGTCGCGGTCACCGCAGCGTCGCCTCCGAGGCCGAAGGTCTGCCCGCTGTAGCCGGCGGATCGGAGGATCTGGTTAACCAGGTCCTCCGCGGTCTCGCGGTGCTCCTGCACGCGGATGGCGAACTGGGCGACGGTGAGCTGCACGCCCTGGTCGCCACGTGCGAGCGCGTTGATGCCCGCGAAGGCCTCCTGATCTGGGTTCCACGAGCTGCCGCGCCCGGGCCCGTTGGACTGAAGGTAGGCGTCCGGGACGACGATGCGGCCCTTGCCGAGGCGGATGTCCCGCATCCAGCTGGCGTAGGTCTCGTCGAGGCTGTCCATGAGCGGCTCGATGCCGTCGAGGTCGGAGCGGCCGAGGTCGGCCAGGTCGGCGTTGCAGCGCCAGCGGCGGCTGTTCTGGTTGGGGATGTACGAGACGTCCAGTCCCTTGTAGCCGGTGGCGAGCGCTCCCTCGTCGTTCACGGTGGCGGCGTACCCGGCGGTCGCCGGGTGGTCCTCCAGGGGCACCGGGCGGCCGAGCTTGCCCTTCGTGCCCTGGTAGAGGCCGTGCAGGATGCGCTCGGGTTCGTGGCGCTCCAGGTGCCGCCAGACCTGCCCGTCCTCCTCGTGGACGACGCGCCAGAAGGTGACGGCGCTGAGCCGGTTCCAGGTGAACTCCGGGATGGCGCGGTCGGCGTGGGTGGCGTGGAGCCACGGACGATCGGCCACCGTCTTGTCGTACACCGGCCGCATGTAGATCCCGCCCAGGGCGGCGCCGACCTCGGCAGCGGTCTGCAGGGTGGCGAGCATGCCGTCATCGGTGAGCATGTCGAGGCGCTTCTGCGTGGGGTCGCCCTCGACGGTGAGCTTCGGCGGTTCGGAGAACAGCAGGTCCGCGGAGCCGCCACAGATGTCGCCCGCGATGGGAACGTGGAGCTTGGTGCGCCGCTCGCCGGGGGCGGTGGGGGTGCCCCACCACCAGCGGGCGATCTTGCCGACGACGCCAGTCGAGAACTGGGCTGGTTTCGGGCTGATCCCGAAGCCTCCGTTGCCACCGCCGTAGAGGTCTTCGAGACGGTCCGGGTCGCCGCTCCACCAGGTGTCCCAGACGTTCATTGCGTCGAGGGCAGGCTTGAGGTGCGGCGGGGGCCACGGCACATTCCGCGTGGGCAGCGGCATCGGGCACCTCCTCTTCGGTCATGCGGCGACATCCAGTCGGGTCGGTAGGTAGGGCCGCCACAGGGACTCCGTCGTGCGCAGCCCGTATCGCAGGGCGTCACACGAGTGGTCGTTCTCCTTGATCGGCTTGTCCTCGCCGCGCTCCGCCGCCTCGTCGTCCCAGGAGTAGCCGGGCATCTCGTCGATGAGGCCCTCGGCGGACTCGTGGATGTACAGGCCCTCCGTCGACAGCAGGGAGGACACGGTGCGGATGCCGTCCAGGACGGCGTTGTCGGCCTGGGTGACGCCCGGGACCTGGTCGCGGTGCAGCTGCTCGATGTACGAGGCGGCGGACGGGTCGACGACGGTCCACTCTGGGGCGACGCCGACGACGTTGGTTCCGGGCTGCGTAACCTTTGCGAGCCACTGTCGGCGGGCCCGGGAGTATTCGGCGTCGGTCATCTGCTTCCGCTCGCGGCGGGAGTCGTACCGGTACTCGCTGACGACGTACAGCTTCCGGTCTGCGCCGAGGCCGATGAGGACGTCGGCGTAGGGGTTGACGGTGCCGTAGTCGATCCCGTCGCACAGCCAGCGGTCGATCCTGGGGAGCGTCGAGACGACGTGCTTCTTGACGTCGAACTGCTCGTAGATCGCGCCCTCGGACTGGACCCAGTGGCCGAGGATGTAGCGGCGGTACCAGAGGCCGGTGAAGTTCCGCTTCATCCGGGCCTTGTAGTCCTCCGAGAGGCCCGGGTTGTCGTCCATGACGAAGTGCCAGGTGCGGATGCCCAGCTCATCGGCACGGTTCAGCCACTCCTTGCGCGCCCAGTGGCCCGGATTGTCCGGGTTGGTCGTCGCAAAGATCAGTGCGCCGGGTACGGACATGCGGTCGACGAGACGCTTGAAGAACTCCTTCGGCAACAGGGTCAGTTCGTCGACGTATGCGCCCGCGCCGGTGAGGCCGCGGAGCCTGGCTTCGGCCTTGGCGTCGTTGGCGGTAACGACCTCGATCTTCTTGCCGAGGATCCACGCGACGCTGGAGCCGCGGGTGTAGCTGACCAGCTTGGCGGTGTCGACGCCGACGATGTTCGGGTCCTGCAGGGGGCCGAACACGTTGCGGGCCACGGTGTCGTAGGTCTTGCCGACGACGACCAGGTCCCCGCCGGCGGGTGCTGTCCAGACGTACATCAACCAGCGCAGCAGCGAGGCGATGGTCTTGCCGGACCGGACCGATCCTTCCCAGACGTTCAGCCAGGCTGTCGAGTGGGCGATGCTCCGTTCCTGCTTGTCGGACAGCCCCAGCTCAGTGGTCGCCATGCTTGGCTCGGAGCTTGTCGAAGAGGCCTACGAGGAGCGAACCGACCTCGTCTGCGCCGCCCTCCTCCTTGGGTGGGGCGAGCTTCAGCGACCGGTCGACGGCGGTGGCGACCAGTCCCATGTACGCGCGCTTGTCGCCGGGGGTCGGCTCGGGCGCGGTATGGGTGTCGAAGTCGTGTTCCTTGCCGCCCCAGTCCCAGTACTCGTGTGGCTGGTTGATCTTCGCGGCCTCGCGCTCGGCGATGTCCTGGAGCTTGATGGCGAAGGCGGCGCGGCGGGCGGCGAGGTCGGCCTGACGGACCTCGGTCGCGGTGCGCACCTCGGCGGCCCGGGCGAAGCTGATGCCGAGGCCTTTGGCGATCTCGCTGATCGTGCGGCCGGAGCGGCCCAGCTCGGTGGCGATCTCGTTGCGGCCCTTGCCCTCCGCGTGGAGTTCGCGGACGCGCTGGCGGTCTTCGTCGGTGACCGGTCGGGCCTTGCCCATGGCGGTCACCCCCCTGGACATGGCGAAGGCCCGCACTGTGGCGGGCCTTTCGTGTGCGCTCGGCGGCGCGATCTATGAGTCTGTGTTTGTGTCCGGGCACGCCGGACTTGGCCCCAGGATGGATCATGCGGTCCCGGGATGCAACTACGTCACGGTCATGCCTTCCATCCGGCGTCGAGGCAGGCCTGGGCGAAGCTGTCGGCGCCCAGCTGCCAGGCGCCGGCGGATGCTTCGGAGCCCCGGGCGAGCGCCTTGGCGTTGTCGGCGATCCCGTTGGTGATCGAGGACTGCGCCCACTTGTTGACCTTGTTCGCCAGGTCGATGCGGGCGGACTGCGTCTGGGCGCCCTTGTACCCGGTGGCGAAGTCGTCGCATGCGAGTGAGGCGGCGTCGTCGAGCTTGGTGGGGTCGGCGGGCTCGTCGCTGGTGCCGCTGCTGGAGCAGGCGGTGAGCGCGCAAGCGAGCGCGGCTACCGCGACGACAGTGTGAAGGATGCGCATGGTCCCCCCAGAACGGTTGCTGAGGCGGCATCATGCCGCAGTTCGCTGGGGCTTCGTGCGAGAACTGTAAAGGGCGCAGGAGGCGTCCGCTGGGCAGGCCTACAGGCTCAACGGGTTGATCTTCACTCGCTGCCCGACCTGCTGGGGGAAGTTCACCACGCGGAAAGAGTGGGCGCCGGTCACTTCGGATAGCGCGTCAAGGATGTGAGGCATCGCAGCTAGGTACGCGGAGGCTGTGGCCGCGATGAGTTGCAGCCCAGCGGCGTCAGGCTCACGATGGCCGATCCAGTGAAGACCAGTCTCTATGTATGCCGCTCGTTCGTCGCGGTTGGAGAGTTGGTTGCGGTCCTGCGTCATGATGGCGTCGAAGCCGCGGTCTTTGACTTCCCGGATGAGGTCGGGATCGAGCGTGCCTCGGAGTCCTTCATCGTGCGCCGACGTGAACTCGTGACGGTAGAAGACTGTGCGCAGGGGCGCTAGGACTGCTGGGGATTCGTTCTCGTCCAGGAAGAACTTCACGCTGCCGTCCTGCGGAGCTGAATCACTTCCGCGTGGAAGTCTGCCGCGTCTGCGGCTGCTGCCTGGGTGACGGTTGGGTAGAAGCGTTCGATGTCGCCGGGAGGGATGCCGCCCTCGACGAGCTTGGCGATGGTGTCATAGGCGACTCGGGTGCCGGCGACGGTTGGCCAGCCGCCAAGCCGCTGCTGCTCAACCTCTACGTTCGGCCGAGGGCGACGGAAGTCGACGACCCCTCGCCCCTGCAGGTTGGTGAAGGCGGCGAAGGCGTCCTCGATGCTGAGAAGGACTTCCTGGCCTGGGCGTCGGACGAGGTCGATCGCGCGGTCGTGTTCCTTGAGGAACACTGTGTCGCCGTCAGTGAGAAGCGTGTAGCGGGAGGGGTGCTGTGTGAGGTCCCAGTCCCGCATCGTGTTCACGGCTTTCCTGATGCGCTGTAGGGGGACCTCGGCGCGCAGACGGACGAACATTCGCAGCGCGACGAGATCGCGGAAGGAGTACAACACGGGGTTGCTCTGCACTTCAGGCTGCAAAAGGTCCTTGCGCCAACTGGCTAGCTGCCAGACCGACGCGCCGGTCAGCGCAGCCGTCAGGTCCACAGGGAATCCCATGGTGTCACCTCCTTCTAAGTTGACTTTGCCAGATTTTCCTTGATCCCGTCGAGTCCGCATCGGCGCCGGAGGGGACTCTGCGTCCTCGTACATCTGAGCGGCCGAGGAACTGCAGCCGGTCGGGCAGCTGAGTCATCCTTCCGCGCTGCGCCGGTATCCGCGACGGGCCGTCAGGGCCGTCGTGACGGTCTCGCCGTACCAGCGGTTCGCGCGCTGGGCCGTGTCGTCGGGGGTCGGCCAGCGGCCCCGGGTGACGTCGGCGCGGATCGTGCCCGCCGTGACGCCCGTCAGGGTCTCGATCTCGCGGGCGGTGTAGAGGCGGCGGGGCTCCAGCTCGGCGGCGTCGCGGGCGAAGTGCTGGGCGATGACGCGGTCGACGGCGGTGGGGTCGTAGACGTACGAGCGGCCGCGCTTCTCGGGGAGTGGGTCGGGCCAGGCGGGGTGTCGGGACCATTGGTTGCGGAGGGTGTTGTAGGCGCGGCCGTGGCGGGCGGCGATCTCGCGGAGGGTCTCGCCCTCGGCGGGGGGTTTTACCATGGTGTTACCGGCCTTTCGGCTGGGTGGGACCGGCAGGTTTTGGCGAGCACCCTTCGGGGTGTCTGGGCTTCGGCTCGGGCCTGCCGGTCACGTCATTTCGGATCTTGTAATGGGGTCGCCCCCGGCTGGCTGCCGGGGGCGTTGTGTTCGGTTACTCCTGGTTCTCGACCAGCCACTCCATCGCCTGGATGATCGCCTCGGAGGCGGTCAGGAGGCAGAGCACCGCTCCGGCGATCCGGTAGGGCCGGGGCTTGACGACCTCCAGGCGGAAGAGGTCCTCCGTGTTGAGCCAGGAGGTGCAAGCCACCTGGAAGTCGAGCCGCACGCCCTCGGGGACCGGCTCGGAGTCCATGAGTTCCAGCGCGCGGATCATGCCCTCGACAGCCTCCTTGGGCTGGACCAGGCCTTCGGGGAGCCTGATCGGGATGGGCAGGTGGCCCAGGGCGGTGGCGATCTCGGCGTAGCTGACGGCGAGATCCATCGCCAGCTGCTCGATGCTCTTGTCGTGTTCGTCGGCCATTTCGGTCCTTTCGACCTGTGGGTGGTGGGTCCGGGTTGGCGGCCCGTTCCCGCTTACGTGTCTATTGTGGCACAGTGGTGCACTGAAAGGCAACACTTCTGGGGCGGGAAATGGCCCCGATCCAGCACGCAGACCGAGGCCGTGACCAGGCGCTAGGCCAGACGCCAACCCGACAGGCGATCATCCGGACCAACAACGGCCGTCAGGGACTTCCCGGGCAACTGCTCCAGGGTCAGACCGACAGCCGCAGCGATGTCCGCCGCCGGGTAGCGGGCAGGCTCATCACGCTCATCCGCCGGCACATCGGCCACGATCTCGGCGTCGTCGCCGAACAACAGCAGCACCTTGACCTTCACACGCTCGCTCATGGTGTTCATCCTCTCTCGGGGTGGGGTGGTCAGTCGCAGGGGAAGTGACTCGGCGGGTAGTGGCCACCGTGGCGGGGGCAGTAGTCCAGCGGCGGAAAGTCGTAGCCGAGCACGGCGCTGAGGAGGCGTCGGATCATCGCGATCACCCCCTCCCTCGTCCGTCGACGGGGTGGTGCAGGTGAGTGTCGGAGAGGTCGTAGACGATCCGCCCATCGGTGCCGATGCGCACTACACGGAACCCCTCTCGGGGCTCGCCCTCCGGCGCGTTGTTGCTGTTGGCGTTGTCGCCTGACCTGCAACAACAACCGTCACCATGGGGTGCGGCAGCAGGGGGAGAGGGCGCGGGCGGGATGGCCTCCCGGCGTACGGACGGCCCGTTCCCCTCTCGCGTGCGACCGGCCTTCCACGGGATTCCCTCGGCCTTCAGGAGTGCCTTAACGGCTCTCGTGTCGGGGAGCTTCAGGTCGTCGCGCAGGCGGGTGAGGAGGACGCCGTTGTCGTCGCCGACGAGGCGGCGCAGTGCTGCCCCGACGTCCGGCGGCGGAGCATCCTCGGCCGTCTCCCCCTCGCTGCTGCGCCGCCCTCGGAGCGCTGCTCGGGACCGCTGCCATCCAAGGGTGGCGAGGACGCCGACCACGACGTATGCCACGTACGGGAAGGCGGCGAGCACACCCCACAGCGCGAGGCCGGCCACGAGCGTCAACACCAGGCGCGCGATCCTCTCGGCCCGCTCCCCCGGCTCGACGGCCTCCTTCGTGGGCTGCTCCCCCGCCTCCGAGGCCTGCGGCTCGGGCTGTGCGGTGCTCATCCGAACGCCCCGTTGAAGCCGCTTCCGAGGAAGTTGACGGCCGAGCCGAGGGGGATTGAGGCGACGCCGGCCACGTTCCCGGACAAGGCGACCGCGATTCCTGCGAAGGCCCCAGCAGCGATCTTCCCGGTGGGGATGCGCTTGGCGAATTTGCACAGGGCGACCAGGACCACGGTCAGCAGCAGGACGATGACGTACCCGCCGGGGGTGAGGGCGAGCTGCCCCGCGCGTGTGACGTCGGGCGCGGTGCCGCCGACGCCCCAGACGAGCCCTGCGTAGCCGCCGACGTTGGCGGCCCAGAGGTTGAGCCAGACCGCCCAGCCGAGCGCGGAGGCGGAGCCGTAGGCGGCCAGGGCGGCGACCATGCCGTACAGCAGGGCGAGAACGAAGGGGACGAGGGCTGTCCAGCGGTGCTCCTCGGCGAACCACCAGCGAACGAGGAACCACAGGATGACGGCGACACCGACGGCGACGCCACCGAGGTTGATGGTCATGTACGGCATGGGGTGTCCTTCAGCGGACGATGGCCACGGCGAGCGCGGCGAGGGTGCAGATGAAGGCGCACGTCCCGCTGATCTTGGGGACGTCGCGAGGGACCACCAGGGCCAGACCGACGAACGCGAGCAGCGCGCACGCAGCACAGAACGCGCCGAACAGGACGGCGAGCATGGTGCGGTCAGGCGCTGAAGGCGACGGGGGCCGGCGGCAGTTGCGCCAGGTGCGGTTCGTGCCGCTCGATCTCGGCGCGGAGGGTGCCGCGGATGATGCCGTCGGAGCAGTCGGTGAACCCCGCGTCGATGATCGCGGCGCGCATGGCCTTGGTGCCTGGGCGGAGGCCGGTGTCGTACAGCGGGCGGATGGCTTCGCACCGGGGATCGTCGTACGTGATCGGCGCGCTGGTGTGCGGCGGGGGTGAGGTCTGGGCGATGGGCCGGGTGGTGATCGGCAGGAGTCGCGCGCCTGCGGGCACGACCGGGTGCCGGGGCGCGGCCGCGGGAGGTGTCGCCTTCGCGGGCTGCTCGGCGGTCGCGGGCGGCGGCGTGACGGGGGCCGTCTCCTGCTGCTCCTGGGTGACGACGGGCGTCACGGCCTTCCCACGCACGGGCGTGGCGGCGAGGTGCAGCAGGTGTCCCAGCACCAGCGGCGGGATGCACGAGACGGTGACGACCAGCCACACGGGCGGGCGCGGTTCAGCGGTCCAGTGCCCGGTCACGAACATGTGGCTGACGGGCTGCGCGGACATGGCCGCGGCGAGGGAGAGCCAGGCGCCGGCGACGGCGGAGAACTTGCCGGGTGCTCCCTTGGGGCGCTTGGTGGCGACGGCGGCCGCGATGCCGGCGTAGGCGGCGAGGACTCCGGCCATGCCCCAAGCGAGGGTGTCGTTCCATCCGGCGAGCTTGCCGAGGTGGTGCTCACCGGGGGCGCACATGATCATGACCCAGGCGGCGACGACGGGTCGGCCGAAGTCGGTGAGGAGGGAGACCCATCGGGGGGTCGGGGTGTCGTAGGTGGCGATGGGCGCACTAGGGTGCAGCTCAGCCATAGGAGGTCACTCTCCTGTGGTCAGAGCCTCGGCGGGAGTTGCAGTCTCCTTGCCGGGGCTCGCACTGTTTCTGGAGGGTGACGCCCTACGGGGGGCATCTGCCGTCCATGACGGTACCGCGTGGTGCGCGGGTGGTGCTACGGGTTCAACGACGGGCCGGGCTGACGGGCGTCACGAGGGCGTGGCGCGTGCGTGTCGCAGCGCCAGCCGCAGGGGTACAGACGCGCGTTGCCCGAAGAGTGGTCGGGCAAGGGGACGTCGCACCGCTGTTGCTGTGAGGTCCCGTCATGCGGCGTCACTCGGCGCCTCCGACTCCGTCCATGTGCGGCCGCAGCCCGGGCTCGTGCAGCGCACGACCGGGGGTGTCCCGTCTCCGCCTTCGACGACCAGCTGGCCGCCGCACGGCTGAGGGCACGGGTGCGGTACGTCCTCGACCCGGCGGGCGTCACCGAGGGCGCGCCGCACGAGTTCGCTGGCCATGCGGGCGACTTCGACGATGGCTCCGCGCTCGCCGTCGTCGAGCGTCCGGCACGGGCCGGGCCGGTGGGCGAGCCGGGCGGCGAGCCAGGCCGCGGCCACCGGAGTGGTGCGTTGCCCGGTGAATCGCCAGCGGGCCGGGTCCGCGGTGTCCTTGGCGGCCAGGAGGACGGCGGCCTTGTGTGCCTCGTCGCCCCAGCCCTTCCCGGCCGGGGCCGTGACGGGCTCGCGCTGGATGCGGGAGGCGAGCCAGTCCGCGGCCGTGACGAGTCCCGTCTCGACGGTCGTCATGACGTCCAGGACGTCGACGTCGACGGGTGCCGGCCGTGGCCCGGGCGCGTCGGGGTTGGTGTCGGCTCGCTCCTCGGCGAGCTCCTGGCGCTCCTCGTCGGAAATGAGTCGGCTGATGCCCATGGCCGGGGGCCAGCTGGTGGCGGGTCGGGTGCCGGCGCGTTCCTGGAGGGCGGGCCAGCGGTCGATGACGGTCTCCAGGTGGCCGACGGGGCACTCGGGGGGGGGGTGGATTTGCTGGCCGCGCTCTTCGTAGCAGTGGCCGCAGGGGAGGGCGCGGGGCGGCCGGTACGCGCAGTCGGCCGCGCAGGTGGTGCAGTGGGCTTTGCGGGTGTCGTGGTTGTCGCGGTGGTGGTTGCAGGCGCCGCAGACGGGCGGCGGGGTGGTGGCGGTGGTCATCGTGACTCCTGGGGTGGCTGGGTTACGGTGATCACTGCCGGGGGGCGCGCTGGTCTGGCGAGACGTGAAGCGCGCCCCTTCCGCATGCTCAGCGTGGGTACTTGCGTTTCGTGGAGGCCCAGATGCGGGCGATGATGATCGCGGTGACGCAGATGACGACGATTGCGGCCACGGTGTTGTCGCTCATCGTCAGCGCCTCCTCGGCGGTCCGTACGGGGACTGCCAGGCGGGCCGGTCCGGCCGACGGACGGGGCGGCGCTCCTGGTGCTCGCTCAGCGCCGACCGGCTGAGGTTCTCGGTGAACGCGCGCAGCATCCGGCCGTAGGCCTCGAAGGTGGGGCGCAGCTGCTCCCGCAACCGCTCGAAGGCTTCGTGAACGGGCCGCATGACCTCGCGCGCTTCGGCGCGGACGAGCGCGGCGTGCGGAGTGTCCTGGCCCTGCTCGACCGCGAGGACGGCCCGGCGGGCGGTGAGGCGGGTCAGGCCGTGTCGCTCGACGAGGCGGCGGGTGAGGATCTCGCGGGCGGCGAGCCGGGCGTGGAGTTCGGCTGAGGTGGGTTCGGGTTGTTCCTCGTGCAGCTCGATGGAGGCGATGCCGGGCACCTCGTGCCACTCGCCGTCGTCGCCGAGGATCTCCAGGCGGGTCGCCTTCACAGCTGCTGCTCCTCTACGAACACCATGTGGTCGCCCTCGACGCAATGCGAGGACACGCAGCGCCCGACATGGGCGGCGTCCAGCGCCCCCTGGACCGCGCGCCAGATGACAGCGTTGCGGTGCACACGGTCCGGGGGCAGATAGTCGCCGAGACCACGGATGTACTCGTAGACCGCGTCGTAGGCGGGCTGTCGCGGGTCGGGCCGGACGGGCAGGGGCGAGTTGAGCTCCTCGTCGGACGGAGGCTCGGGGCGTCCGTCGTCGTAGCTGTCGGGCTCGGCTCCTCCAGCCGACGTCGAATCCTGCGCTTCACCGTGCAGGAGTTCGTCGACGGCCGTCGGGTTGGGGCATTCGAGGCGAGAGCAGGTGACGTGAGCGCCCTCGCCGAGGAAGAGGCTGGTGCCGTGGCAGCCAGGGCACCGGCCGGCTACGCGGATCATGGGATGGGTCACTCCTTGTTCTGGACCGTGTGGTTGGGCTTGGGCAGGTCGCGCCAGCCGAAGGGGGACTCGGCGTCGTCGCTGTCGACGTCGGGATGGCCGAGCTGGGCCAGGAGGTCCTCGGCCCGGGCCCGGTCGTGGGCCCACAGCACGGCGTCGTCCTGGTCCTCGGTGGCGCCGACGGGGACGTGACGGATGCGGGCGGTGGCGTGGCCCCAGCACCAGCCGATGGCGATGCCGAAGGTGAGGGCGAGGAGGGCGGGGGCGTATGCGTCGGCGGTCATGACGGGCTGCCGTCGGCTTGTGCGGAGGCGAGGGTGTCGTTGATCGCGAGGAGCGCCTGCGCCACGGCTGCGGTCGCGATGGCCTGCGCCCGGGCGGCGTTGGCGATGGCCAGGTCCGTGGGCGTGCGTCGGCCATCGAGCTCGGCGAGCGTGTCGCGGGCCGAGTGGATGCTGCCTTCGGCGTCGGATCGGTGTGTCACTGGCTGTTCCTTCGGGTGAGGTTGCGGAGGGCGCGCCCTGCCCGGCCGAGGCCGAGCAGGGCAGCGGAGATGAGACAGGCGCCGGCGATGGCGCCGCCGAGGATGTGGCCGATCACGCGGCTTCCTCGTAGTCGTGCCGGGTGCGGCGGGCGTACAGGCGTGCGCGGAGCCGGTTGCGGGACCAGGTCGGCCGGCCGAGGCCTCGCCACAGGGCACGCAGGCTCCACCAGACGCTGGCGAGCACGGCGTACAGGGCGAGGGTCGCGGCCAGGGCGAGGAGCACGATCCAGGCGGCGAGTCCCCAGCCGAGGGTGATGAGGGTGTCGAAGGCCTCGGCGATCACTGCTGCGCCCCGTTCTGCTGCGCCCCGTTCTGCTGCGCCTCGGCGGTGGCCCAGGGGGCGAGCAGGTCCCGCCCGCAGCGCGGGTGCACGCAGATCCCGCCGTCGTCCAGGTCGTCCGCCGTGACCTCGTGGAAGTCGGCCCACCTGCTGGCCGGGGCGGGTTTGTGGGCGAGGCAGTGCAGCAGGGTGCCTCGGCCCTGCCGGTAGCCGACCAGCCCGGTCGCTGCGCGTGCAGCGATCTCGCGATCGGTCGCCAGCTCGGTGGCACCCCTCCAGAGCTCCGTCGCGGGTGCGGGCGGTGCTGTTTCCGGTGGGGTGGGCTGCGCCTCGTCGGCCATGAGGGCGGAGACGATCAGCCCGCGGTACTCCAGGGCGGTGCGGTTCAGGACGGGCTCCGTTTCCAGGACGTGGCGAACACGCTGGACCGTCGCCAGTTGACGTTCCGCCTCGGCCTCGGCCTCGGATAGGACGGCCGCCCGGTCGGCGGGCGGCGGCAGCACGGCCAGCACCGCGTCGGCGAACCGCTCGCGGTCGTCTCGGCTTTCGAGCTGGGCGTAGGCGTCGGTCTCGCGCAGCGCCTCGGCGATGCGGTCACGGAGCGCGGCCCGCTCGGCGAGGTACGCCTTGAAATCGGCGACGGCCTGGCGGTCGCCGTCCGTCAGTGGGTGGTTCGGGTTGTTGCCGCATGCGGGCCCGGTCGGCCGGTGGCTCATGTGCTGCTCCTGGTGGGTGTGGGAAGGTCGGGGGCGCGGCCGCCCGCGGTTCGAGCGCGGGCGGCCGGACCGGGTCACGACGTGCTCGATGCCGCTCGGGCCTGCTCTCGGGCACGCTTGCGCTCCCGCGCCTTCTGCTTCATCCCGGCCTGGTAGGCGTTCTCCGCCAGCCGACATGGATCGCAGAGCGGCTCTTTGCGGTAGCGGTGCTGGCGGGCACCTCGGTAGGTGCCGTGTGCGATGGGCTTGTACTTGCTCCCACCGCGGGGGCGCTTGAGGCCGATCGCGTCGATCAGCTGGTCGAGTTCGGCGTCGGTGAGGTCAGCCATCGGCTGGATCGCTGTCGTCGCGTGCGCTGACAGGTTGTGACGGGCCGTCAAGAGCGCGGCGCAGCTCCGTGGCGGCGCCGCCGTAGGTGCGGAGGACTGCCCACTGGGTGGCCAGCTTCCGCGCCCGTTCCACGGCGCCCCGTACGTCGGCCACGTCCTCCACGACGCCTCGGATCGGTCCGCGGACTTCGCCGACGGCCGCCTCGTGCATGGCGGCGATGGTCACGCACGCGCTCTCGTAGCTGCGGCGCATCTCGGCGAGGTCGCGCTGGGTGTCCTCCAGCTCGATGGCGGTCTGGGTGTACAGGCCGATGGCGTGCCGCGCGCGGCCTTCCCAGGACAGCGGGAACTTCTCCTGGACCATCGCGGCGTCGTACACGTCGCGGGCCCAGCGGGCGTCTCCGAGCGCGGTGTGCGCCGCCTCCTTGGCCGGCGGCTCGACTCCGACCGCGCGGGACAGCACGTGCGGTCGCCACGGGAGCGGGCCAGCGGCCTGCGCGCCGATCTTCGCGGCGGCGAGCTGCACGATGTCGTACGGCCGGTAGTGCCACTGGGCAGAGCCGGGGCCGAGGAGCTTGCGGAGGAACCGGTCATCGAAGCCAGGGTTGGAGCCAACGAGGACAGCGCCGGACAGCACGCTGACGATGGCGGTGACCGCGTCGGCGCGGCTGCACGGGCTCACCGGGCCAGGGCCGGTGTAGGCGGCGCCCCATGTGGGGTCGACGAGGTGGCGTTCGTGGAAGCGGCCGATGCGCAGGGCCTCGGGGTCGGCGGTGGAGCGGTCGATGGCGAACTGCCAGACGTGCTCTGTGTCGCTGAAGCGGGTGCCGTTGGGCTGGCGGAGGATGACGGCGACCTCCCAGGCCTCGCCGATCTCGGCGTCGAGGTGGGTGGTCTCGCAGTCCACGAAGGCGATGTTGGTCACGGGTTTCTGCTCCCGGTGGTGTGGTGTGATCGGGGAAGCGGCCGCCCGCGATTCGGGCGCGGGCGGCCGGCCACTGCGGCTACTGGCTCCAGCCGATGTGGCGGAACTCGACGCCCCGGGCTTCGAGCTCCCGCTTGGAGCTGCACTCGGCGACCTCCCAGACGAGGCGGAGGATCGCGTCGCCGTGGGAGGGCGGACTGGTCTGGTACTCGCCCCAGAGCTGGCCGTGGTTGTCGACGAGGACAGCGTCGTGATCGGGCGTGGGCCGTTCGTCGGCCCAGACGATGCGGGTGGCGCCCTGGTGGCCGTGGACGTGCTCGGCGTCGACCAGGCGGTCCCAGTGCACGGTCGACGGCCGGTCGCCACGCCAGCGGATGGCCACGGTGCCGTCGGGCCAGAGCACGCCGTCGGCTACGCGGCCGGTGCCGGACACGCCGGACACGTCGTGGTCGCGCTGGAGGTGGAAGAGGCGGGGCTCAGGCACTGTGCGCCTCCAGCTCCGTCATGACGCCCGTCACCGGGGCGTCGGCGAGGGCCAGGAGCCGGACGTGCTGCCGGATCCGCTGGTACTTCTGCTCCGTGCCGTGACCGTCCCACTGCGCCCGCGAATCGGTCCGGTCGACGACCGGCACATGGCCGAAGAGCGGCACCAGCTCCCGGCCGACCGTCCAGGACATCTGCCAGCCGCCCGCCACCAGGTACAGGACCTGGGGGCCGCCCGGGTCCTCGTCGGAGGCTGGCGTCATGACGGCCGAGGCGGGGTGCAGCGCGGCGAGCCAGGCGAGCAGGTGCGCCGACTCGGCGTGCGCGGCGTAGGTGTTGCGGTGTGCGTCGGCGAGGGCCTCGACAGCCCGGGCGCGCTCCTGGTCGTAGGAGTCGGCGTGGCGCCGCCAGCGGGCCGCCTCTTCACGGGCGAGGCGGAGCTCTTCGGTCTGGCGGATGCCGGCGGCGAATCCCTCGGCGACCGCGCGGCCGGCGGAGGGGTGCATCGCGGCCGTCGGGCGGCCCGGGTACAGGCGCGCGAACCAGGGGCGAACCGGTTCCGGTTCCTGGTTCCTGCGGAGGAGTTTGAATGGCATGGACATGCTCCGGTGTGGTGTCCGGGGCGGGTCCCTTCGTGGGCCCCTGTCCTCTGCGGGTAGGTCAGCGACTGGTGACGCTGTCGATGTACTCGGCCATGACGCGGTTGTGACGGGCGTCGGCGAGGGCGTTGTGGTGTCCGTCGGCCTGCTTGGGCATGTTGCGGGGGGTGAGTCCGGCGAGCTTGGCGGCGGTGACGATGTCGTCGGACTGCATGGGGATGCCGGCCGGGAGGTTGATCATGGGTCCCCAGAGCTGTGCGAGGGCGACGTGGTCGTACGCGGAGTAGTAGGCCCAGAGCTGAGGGTCGGGGGTGGTGAGGATGAAGTCGGCGACGAGCCGGGCGATCTGGGCGCGGGACCGGACGTCGGGGTGGTTGAGGTCGAGGTGTCCGGGGCCGGACGGGCGGCAGTCGGCGCACCGCGTGCCCTCGTGCCGTCGGGTGGGGAGGGAAGACCAGACGTTCTCGACGAGCCAGGGGTTGGCCTTGAGCTTCTGGACGTTGAACTCGCCACTGACGGCGTAGAGCTCGCGTCCGTCCTCGGCCACCATGCCGATGCTGATGAGGTCGATGGTGCGGCCGTCGTCGATGAACTCGGTGTCGTAGAAGATCCTCATTCGGCTTCCTGTCGTGGTGGTGGGAGTTCGTCGAGTCCGTCGCCGATGTCGTCGGCGAGTTTCCGCCAGCGGGCGGCGAGTGCGGGTGCGGTGTCGTCGCGTGCTGCTGCGGCGACGAGGAGCGCTTCGACGAGTTCGGAGGCGTCTCGGGTGCCTCCGGGGAGTTTGAGGAGGGCGGCCATTGGTCAGCTCCCTTCGTCCGGTGGGGTGGGGGCTGCTTGTGGCGTCGGGGTCGGTTCGCGCTGGGTATCGCTGCAGCCGGTGAGGAGTGCTGTGGCGAGGAGGGCGACGGCGAGGGTGCGCATTAGAACGGGGGTTCGTCGCTGTAGCCGGTGGCCTGGTCGACGGCCCAGGGGTCGTCCTGCGGGGCGGGTGCGGACCGGCGCTGGGTCTGGCCCTGGGCGCGCTGCTGGTTCTGCGGGGGCCGCTGCTGTCCGCCCTGGCCGTTCTGCTGCTGGCTCTGGGCGTCCTTGGAGACCTGGGCGACGGCGTACGCGAGGTTGGGCGCGATGGAGCGGATGAGGAGTGCCGGCCGCTCGTGCTTCTGGCCGTCCTTCTCCCACCGCTCGGTGCGCAGGTCACCGGAGACGAGGACCTCCATGCCCTTCGAGAGGGTCTCGGAGGCGTTCTCGGCCAGGCGCTCCCAGACGGTGCCGCGGATATAGAAGACGTCGCCGTCTTCCCACTGCTGGGTCTGCTGGTTGAGGCGCCGGCTGTTGAACGCGAGAGGGATGGAGGCGACGGCCTTCCCGGCCTGGGTGAAGCGGAGTTCGGGGTCGCCGGTGAGTCGGCCGACGCCGGTCATGGTGGGCAGGGACACGGTCAGTTCTCCTTGCAGTGGCCGCTGATGCAGCGGTTTTCGTTGCTGGCGACGTAGTGGACGTGGTGGCCGAGCGCGACCAGGCGCTGGGCGGCTTCGAGGGCGGCGCTCCGTTTGCCGGTGTTCCTGGGGGCGGTGTGGTGGCCGCCGTAGTGCACGGTCACTCCTGAGGGAGGGTCGGCTGGATGGGGAGGCTGGTCTGGTCGGGGTGGATGCCGGGCGTCGTGACGGCCGTCACGGGCGCGGGCGGCTGGCGGCGGCGTGGTGCCGGCGGGGGGATAAGGCCGAGCTTCCGGCCGCACACCAGGCCGTATCCGCGGGCGCGGGACTCCTTCGTCCGGAGGGTGCGGGGGCAGTAGCGGCACTTCATCGGGGTCGTCTCTTTCGACGATGGGCGGCGAGGCTGGTCACGCCGACGGGGAGGGCGAGCTGTTGGGTGCGGGCGGGGCAGGTGGCGACGTGCGGCATGTACAGGCGCTCCCAGCCGTTGAGGGGGAGCTCGGCCGAGGGCCGGCGGGACCGTACGGCGCCGGTTCCGTCGCGCCAGACGGCTGCGTTCCCGGCGGGGTCGGGTTCGGGGTCGACGGCGAGGCGTTTCCCGGCTTCGGTGGTGGTCCAGAGGACGGGGCGGCGGCAGTCTCGGCATGGGGCGAGTTGCTTCATGGCGTGGTGGTGGGGGTGAGGGCCGCGGTGATGCGGGCGGTGTGGACGTCGGGGGTGAGGGTGCAGGGCTGGTCGGCGGCGGCTTGGCAGATCCGCTCAGGGCACCGGGTTGACATGACCCTGTCCCAGTCGGTGAGGCGGGTGTCGTGCGTGTCCGCGCGGCGGGCCTTGGTGCCGCGGTGGTTTGTGCACAGCTCGCCGACATGGGCACGGCACCAGCGGCACTGCACGGCCAGCTGCGGGAACCGGTAGGGCGGCCGTCGGCGGGGCGAATGGCTCATGACGCCTCGGCCTCCTGCTCCTGGTTGTCGCCGCGGGCCAGGGCGGCAGCGGATGCGGCCTTGATGCGGGACTCGGAGGCGTCCTGGTCGAGGAGCGGCAGGCCGGCGGCGGCGCGCTGGGTGTCTTCGAGGCGGATGGGGTGGACGTCTCGGCGGCGGCGGTCGCCGGTGGTGCAGCTGCTGCCGGGGGCGGCTCCGCAGCGGCGGCAGGCGCGGCCGCGGGGGTCGACGGTGGGGTCGCGGTCGGCGGGCATCTTGCCGATGGCGGCTCGCACTGCGGCTGCACGCCCGCTGTACGGGCCGTGATCATCGCCTGGAGGCAGTGCGGGGCGTTCTGCAGCCCCGAGGGAGGCCCGGATGCTGCTGGGGCCCGTGAGGCCGTCTCCAGCCGCTCGGATGATCTCGCGGAGGGCGACGGCCGATTCGGCGCCAGTCTCCTCGGGGTTGCCGTCGTAGACGATGTTCGCCAGCTCGATGCGCTCGGCACGGCGGGCCTTGATCTCGGCGATGACGTCGGCCGGGGCGATGAACGGCTGCTGGCGGGCGACGACGAGCACGGCGGTGCGGGCTTCGTCGAGGCTGTACGGGGCGAACAGTTCGCCCCAGACGTCGGGGGTGAACTCGCCGATGCGCTGGGCGGGGCAGGCGGCGGAGACGTACTCCAGCAGCAGGATGGCTTCGTCCTGGGTCACTGGCCCTGTCCTTCCTGGGCGGCGGTGCGGGCGGCGAGGCGGGCACGTGCGCGGTCGAACACGGTGGTGCCGGTCGCCTGGTCGTAGAGGGAGTTGGCGGGCTGCTGGCGGGGCGTGGTCGCACCGGCCGGGACCGCCTGGGAGTTCATGACCTCGTTCACGACGCTGGCGAGCGTCGAGGGGTGGAGGCCTCGCTGCATCCAGTGCGCGATTCCGCGGCGGATGTGGTCGGGCTGGATGCGGTCCTCATCGAGGAGGATCCGGATCTCCTTGGAGAGCTGCCCGATGACGCGGGACGGCGGGCGGGTGGTGCAGCGCTCCAGCCACTCGCCCACGATCGTCTGGGCGGTGACGGGGGCGTCGGAGTCGGCGACCTCAGCGTCGTCGACGGGCTCTCCTTCGAGGACCTCGTCTGGTGCGTCGTCGTGACCTTCGGTCGACGACGGGTGCTCGCCAGAGGAGAGAGGTCTTGTAGAGAGAGGAGAGAGAGTAGGTGTCCGGGATTCCCGGACACTGACGTCCGGTGTTTCCGGACACTGAGACTCGTCAGTGTCCGCGTTTTCCGGACACTGGGCTTCAGCGTCAATGTCTGGAGATTCCGGATGCTGAGCCGGGTCAGTGTCCGTGATTTCCGGACCCTCAGGTTCTGCTCCAGGGTCCGGTGTTCCCGGACCCTGAGAGTCATCAGCGTCCGCAGAATCCGGACTCTGGGTGTCGTCGTCAGTGTCCGGAAGTTCCGGACACTGAAGCGGCAGGATCCGGTACTTCGCCGTGCCGTTCTTCTGGCCGGCCGCGACCTTCTCCAGGACGCCCTTCTTCACCAGCGCCTTGAGCACTTCGTAGATCTGAGGGCGCGACACCTGTGCGCGGCGGAGGATCTTCTCCGATTCCACTGAGGACCAGGTGACCCTTGTCGAGTCCCGGGCATCGTCCGCCAGCACCGAGAGCGCGAGCTTCTCGCGGTGCGTCAGCGTCGTCGGTGCGTAGTCGAGCACCTCGACGTACAGGCGGCTGCCCACGTGCTGTCTCCTAGGGGTGGTGTTGGCCGGTGGCCCGGCGGCCGTGCTCATCCGCCGGGCCACCGGTGCTCATCCGGATGCCGGGACCTGCGTGGAGCCCGTTCGGGCGTGCTCGCGCTTGCCCACGGCGTTGGCCTCCCGGCAGGCCGCGTCGATGGGTTCCTTCTTGCGCACGTGCCGCTGATACGCGGCCCGGGTCCCGCACGGCGCGACGTTCCACCGGCGCGTGCTCTTCTTCGGCTGAGGCTTCTTCTTCGCCGGCGGCTTCTCGGTGGCCCTGGCGGCGGCCTTCCGCTGCTGGGTGATCTTCCAGCGCTGCTTGCCCGTCAGACCGGCGACCAGGCCCGTACGGAACTCCTTCGCCACCCCGGCCTCACGGACGAGGGTCGCTTCCAGGCACTCCATCCGGACCGGGCACCCGTCGCAGGTCTGCCGGGCCAGGCCGATCGTCTGCGACTTGAAGAAGACGTCCGGGTCGACGCCCTTGCAGGCGGCCTTGAGCTCCCACTCTCGATCCATGACTCGGCCTCCAGACGCAGGGGAAGAAGTGGTGGTGGCGGACGCGCGACGGGCGTCGCTGACGGGCGTCACGAGGCCGCCCCGATGTACTCCGGGGCGCCTACGTAGGTGCCGTGCTGCCGGTAGTGCCGGTTCGCCGCGTTCTTGGCCCACCGACACGGCCCGCACAGCGGCTCCTTGCGGCGCTTGTGCCGCTGGGCTCCGTAGTACGAGCCGCAGCGCGCGGCCGGCCGGGCCGACTCAGCCGCAACCTGGAGCGCGGACCGCTTCCCGATCCGCGGAAGGGCCTCGGCCAGGGGCGTCTCGTCCGTAGGGAACCAGTTGCGGAGAGTCCGGTAGTCGCGTCCGATCAGCTGCGCGATCCGCATACGGTCCGTGCCGAGCCTGAGCAGGACGTCCGCTGCGTAGGCGGCCTCGGGCCCGGTGAGCTTCCAGTCGTCCGTGCGGCAGCCGTTGACCGTCAGCTCGATGGCGAGGAGGTCGAGCAGGACCAGGCCGTCGGCGGTCGCCAGCCACACCGTGGGGACGGCGACCGTGGTCACCGAAATCCACTCCCGGGCCCGGCCGGCGTGGGTGCCGGGGACAACGGTGTCGGTGTGCCTCATTCGCTCACCGCCGTCACGTCGCGAACCCAGGCCAGGGCGGTGTCGTCGAGCTGCTCGCGCGCCCGGGTCACCGCGACGTAGGCCAGGCGGGCCTCCTCGCGCGGCAGGATCACCAAGCCGGTGTCCTGATCCGGCTTGGGCGCCCGGAAGTCCGCGTGAATGCGGACGGCCGGCCACTCGCGGCCCTTCGACCGGTGAGCGGTCGACACCACCAGCTCGGCCTGTGCCTCCGAGCACAGCCCGTCGGCGGCCGCGACGATCCGGTCCGGGCCGTGCTCATCGATGAGCTTCACCAGGACCTCAAGGGAGCCGTCCTCCTCGGCTGCGTACTGGCGCACGTCGTCCCAGGAGGCGAAGCCGCACAGCTCGGGGTGGTCGGTGGGCCGTCCGCCCTGGAGCGACTCGGCGGCCCAGGCGAGACTCTTGATGTCCCCGCCGCCGCCGACGAGGGCGACCTTCCGGCCGGCGGCCAGGCCCTCCATGACGATGCCCATGGCGCCTGCGTTCGTGCGGCACAGGACGGCGTCCGGGGAGTCGAGCAGGCCGACGGAGGACTCGGCGGCCTCCCAGCCGGTGAGGCGGAGCGGGGCGTCGATAAGGCGGAGCCAGATGTTGGCCCGGGCGGCGATGGCCGGACCGAACCGGAACGACTGCGACAGGGTGAGCTCGGGGCAGCCGAGCTCGCGGAGGAACTTCTGCAGGGCGTCGTTGGCGCCGCGCCAGCTGTAGATCTGCTGGGCGGAGTCGCCGACGGCGATGCGCTGCGCGTGCTCTTGGGCCAGGAGGACGGCGGAGAGGACGTCATTGGTGTCCTGTGCCTCGTCGAGCAGGACCACGTCCGTCGGGATGGTCGGCCGGGAGAGGGCCCACATCTTCAGGTAGTGGTCGTGGTTGAGGTTCAGGACCGACTCGTTGTGCTTGAGGTCCTCCCAGGCGGCCCGGGCGACCGGCTCGACGAGCTGCTCCAGCTCGGCGCGGGCCTGCTTCTTGGTCAGGCCGTCGTAGTGCGGGATGTGCCGGGCGGTGATTTCGTCGTCGGCGCTGTGGCAGAAGCGGGTGACGGTGTCCAGCGCCATCCGCATGATGATCTTGGACGTCATGGCCTTCGGGTGGCCGAGGTCCGTGCGGATCGACGGTGTGGCGCCGATGATGCCGAGGATCGAGCGGACGTCGAGGGCCTGCGCGGCCTGGTGCGCCGTCTGGCGGGGCCGCTTGAGGCGGGCGCCGTACTTCGGGTCGAAGGCGAGGCCGTGACCGGTCTTGGCCATGCAGTTGGACGGGAAGCTGCGGCGTGCATCGGCCGCGATGGACGCGTTGTAGGCGACGTACGTCATCCGGCGGCGCCGGTCGGACCGGGCGATCATCTTGAGCGTCGAGGACTTGCCGCAGCCCGCGCCGGCCTGGAGGACCAGGTCCAGCCCGTCGCCGTACGCGTCGACCGCTTCGGCCTGCTCGTGGGTGGGGTTCACCACTGTGGTGCACCTCCTTTCTGGGGGTGCGGGCCCGCCCCGCATGGGGGAAGTCGGGGCGGACCCGCGGTCAGTGGTGAATCAGGCGGACGTGAGGGCTTCGTTCTCCAGGCCCTGGACCATCTCGGCGAAGTCGGCGGCCGCGGTGTCCCCGCGCTCGCCGTAGTTCGTGAGCGTGTCCAGGAGGATCTGGGCCTCGTCCTTCGTCAGCTCGTTCGCCGAGCCGATCTCGCGGCCGATGATCAGCGAGGTCGCGCGGAGCCGCTCTGCGCGCGAGTCCTTGTGACCGAGGCCGACCTTCGTGAAGCAGGCGTGCATCATCCGCATCTGCGGGGCCGTGACGGGCGTCGGGCCCTGGTCCTGCTCGGTGCCGGACGGTCCGGCCGGCGGGGCGCCCTGGTCCTGTCCAGCGGGCGGCACCGACGGGGTCGACGGGGCGCTTGTGACGCCCGTCGCGACGGGCTTGACGGCCTGCCCGTACTCCCGGATCACGTCCCCGAGCTTCGCGGGCTCCCCCGACTTCGGGTGCAGCAGGTCGGAGCCGAGCAGGTTCCGGGCCTTGGCCTGGCTGTGCAGCTCCAGCGCTCGGTCATACGTGAGGCCGTCGGCGACCAGTTCGTCCACGATGACCTGGACGGGGTCGACGCCTTGGCCGAGCTGCTCCAGGATCACCTCGGCGAAGTCCTCGCCGGGGTGGTGCACGCTGGCGTTGTAGAGCGGCTCGTAGCGGGTCTTCGTGACGGTGCCGGTGCCCGCGATCATGTCGATCACGACGTCGAACTCGTACTCAGCGCCCTCGCGCTGCACGGTCTTCACGCCGACCTTCGTGACCTTCTTCCCCTCCATCTCGTAGTCGTTCTTCGTCCGCATGGTGACGATGACGTGGCCCGGGAAGTTGAGCAGGGCGTCAAGCATGTCCTGTTCGAGGTCGTTGACCGGCGCCCACGCGGTGAACTTCCCGCCCCTGTTCGAGGACTTCTGGGACTCCTCCTCGACGCGGGCGAGAAGTCCGCCCTTTCCTGCCCAGAAGTGGGACCAGCTGTCGACGATGAGGACGGTGAGCCGGGCCTCCTCGGCGGCCTTGACTGCGGCGATGAGGTTCTCGGGCGAGCAGAACGCCATGGGCATGTGCCCGAACTGGTGCCCGCCGAGGTCGGGTCGGCCGGGGACGACGGCGTACTTCTTCGCGGAGCCACGCTCGGTGTCGATGACGCCGATGTCGCCGCCGTCCGCGAGACGCTCGGCCATGCGGAGGGCGGTCTTGGTCTTGCCGCTACCGCCGGGGCCCTGAAGGGCGATGCGGGCCTTGGCGGTCTCGCGGGTCGCCGGGGCGAAGGTGAAGGTCGTCATGACGTGCTCCGGTTGTTGCTCTGGGGCGGGATGGTGGCTCGGAAGGGGCTGGCAGCGAGCTCGCGGAAGCGGTTCACGGTGCGCATGGCGGCGCCGTACTTGCGCCGCTTGCGCCGGAACTCGGCGTCGGTGTCGGCGGCGGCGCGGCGGAACTGGCCGTCGAGTTCCGCCGCGACGGTCTTCGCGATGTCCTCGCCGAGCTCCTTGCGGAGCTGGGCGAGCAGCTGCGCGGCCTCGTCGGGCCGGAGGGTGCGGCCGCTGGTGAGCGCCCGGTAGGCGCGGCTGTAGGCGCTCACTCGTCCGCCTCCGCGTCGTACTTGGAGGCGACTTCCAGGGCGGTGACGGTGTAGCCGGTGGAGCGCTCTTCCTCCCCGACAGCAGCGACCAACTCGGCGACGCCGTCTTCCTCGTCCTCGATCCAGTCGAAATCCACGGTGGGAAGGTCGCGGCGGGCGTGCGCCTTGCAGTGCTTGCGGGCCTCGTTGGGCGTCGTGTACCAGCCGAGGGGGACCGAGTCCCACGACGCCCGGTAGATGATCACCTCGGAGTCGGGCGACTGGAGCAACTGCGCAGACTCCAGCGCCTCGGCGGCCTGCGTCGCCAGGTCGTACGACGACCCGTTCAGCCAGGCGGCCTCGATCGTCTTCTTCGCCAGCATGGCGAGCTTCGAGATCATCGGGCGGTCCTCTCTGCGAAGGCCGTGAGGTGGTAGATGCGGCCCTGGTCGGTGTCGACCGGGACGAGGTCGCCCTGCTTGGCCAGGCCCCGCAGGGTCTTGCGGAGGGTGTTCCGGCCGGCCGTGGGCCAAGGCGAGTTGGCCATGAGCTCCTCGGCGAGCTGGGTGGTGACGGGGCGGCCGTACTCCCGCAGTCGGTCGAGGAGGTAGGCGCGGCGGGTCTGCGGCGTGGCCGTCAGCGTGGTCACGGTGTTGTCGACGGCGCCCACGTAGCGGGCCTCCACGCGGGCGCCGAACTCGGTCAGCACGCGGGCGGCCTCGAACGCTCCGGCCGGGGAGTACGGCGACACCGTCCGCGCTCCCCGTGCTCGGGACAGAGGGACGTAAGCGGTCCGGATGCGTCGCACCAGGCCGTCGGCGGACTCCGTGGAGTTGTACTCGCCGACGTTCTGCCACTGGCCGGGGTTGGCCCGGCAGCGCGCGGCGACAGCGACGTGATCGACCAGCTTCCTCATGCGCCCTCACCGCCCTGCGCGCTGACGGGCGTCGCGACGTCCGTGACGGGCGTCAGCGGGCCGACATGGGTCACGATGTTCGCCAGGGAGCACCGCTCCGGACGGCCGTCGATCGACAGCATCGGCATGCCGTCGTCGGACCGCTGACCCTGGAAGAACCAGACGTCGCCCTGGGCGTCCCGCAGCGGCACCGCCAGGTCGTACACGATCCCGTCGAGCTGGAACGGCCGCTTCGCGGACTGCACCGCCCGGGCCTGCGCCTGAGGAAGGTCGTAGGCCACGACCGACACCCGGATGCCATCCCGGTAGCCGTCCCCGGCCACTGCGTACGGGAGCGGCTGCTCCTTGTCGTGGGTGATGCCGAACCATGCGCGCCACTGCACCCACTGGGCCTGGTCGGTGATGTGCAGCGCGACCAGGATCCGGTCCTTGTCGACCTGCACGTTCTGGAACTCGGGGTGCTGGCCGATCTGCGCCTTGATGCCGACCGCGACCTGCCGGGCGCGCTCGCAGGACTTGTCCCAGGCGAGGGCCTGCTGCTCCAGCTCCGTCGGCTGCGGCTGCTGCTCGCTCGTCCAACTGCCGGCGGGCGTCCGACGCAGCACCGCGCCGAACGACTTCTCGGGGTCGACCAGGAGTCGGCTGTCGTTGAGAGCGTGGGCGATGGCGGCTGCCGGGTCGCTGCCGGTGGAGGCCAGAGCCGCACGGATCACACGGACGGCATGAGGAAGGTTCTTGTTCACGCTGCGGCCTCTTCTGTCTCGACCTCGGCCAGGGGGAAGGTGACCCAGACGTGCAGGCTCACGCGGGCCACGGAGACGTCGAAGCTGAGCTTCGCCTTGCCGGTGAGCACGCCCGGGATCACGTCCTCCGGGGCGACGTTCAACGCCTCGCGCCACGCTTCGAACTCGCCCGGGTGGTCCACGAGCACGGTCAGCTGGTACGGCGTGATCCCACTGCACGTGATGTACGCCGGGGGCAGCGGCGGGTTCTTGGCGGCCAGTTCAGCGGCGAGCTTGAGCGCCCGGCCCTGGTCGCTGAGGGAAGCGGCGAAGTCGATCTGCTCCGTCATGCCGCCACCGCCTCGGGGGCGAGGGCGTTCCGCATCTGCTGGAGCGCGCGGAACTGGACGGTTTTCGTGGCGCCGATGCCCTTGCCCAGCCGGGCGGCCGTCTCCGGCACCGACAGGCCCTCCAGGAACCGCAGCCGCACGCACTCCCGCTGGTACGGGTTGAGCGCGGCCAGGGCGGCCTCGACGGACTCGGCTGCCTCGGCGATGTCCAGCTCCCGCAGGGCAGACGCCTCGGCGGAGCGGTCGCGGCGGTCGCCGTCGGCCATCTCACTGACAGGGGTCTCCAGCCGCGTGCGGGCCAGCTTCACGTGGTCCAGGTAGATGTTCCGGGCGATGACCATCAGCCACCCAGCGAAGCCGCTGGATCGGGGGGAGTTGAAGGTCTCCAGGCGGCGCAGGGCCCGCAGGAACACGTCCTGCGTGAGGTCCTCCGCCAGAGTCCGGTCACCGCGGGTCCGGTTGTAGAGGAAGCCGAACACGTCGTCGTAGTGCTGGGCGTAGAGGGCGGCGAATGCGGTGCGGTCGCCAGCGCAGGCCTGCGCGACGAGCTCCGCACCTCCCGCCCTGACCTTGCCGTTAACCTTGTGAGGCACGACCTGTTCTCCTTTGACGTAGGGGTTTTCGGGTGTGTGAGGGCCGTTCCGGGTCGCATCCGGGGCGGCCCTTCCGTGTCAGGCGGCGGTGCGCTGCCGCTGAAGGCCGGCGAGGACGGCGTGCGGGTCGAAGCGCCTGCTGCGGCCGACGTAGATCAGGCCAGGCCAGTCGTCCTCGTGGTCCCGCGCCCAGTCCTGGATCTGCTTGTCGATCCAGCTGGGGGACTTCCGCAGGAACCGAGCGAGCTCCTTCTGGTCCATCAGCTGCTCGGGCAACTCCGGCTTCCGCCGTTCCTCGGTCTTCGATCTACGTGTAGATGTAGATTCTCCGAGCGTGAAAACGGTCGACGCGAAGAGCGTGCCCAGCTCCCGGTCAAGCGCCGAGGCGATGAGCTCGGCAGCCCGGTCGCTGCACTCTTCCCGGGCCGTCTTGCCGCTGCCGACGATGAAGCCGACCATCGCCCGCGAGAGGCCCTCGCCCGTGGGATCAACGTCCTTTGTCTTGGCGGCGAGGCGCGGGATGTCCAACCCGGCCGCCTTCATGGCGGCCCGCAGTGGGGCACCTTCGTCCAGTCGTCGCATGGTGAACCTCCGGCGCATGGCCGAATTAGGGGTCCGCGAGTCCTGCTGACCTGCGGTATCTACAATCTACGTGTAGACGCATATCGAGTCAAGGGGTACGCACAGGGGCGTGGCTACGCGCCATAGGGGCGCACAGGGGTGGTGTAGTTGCGCCGGGGCACCGTTAAGAACGGGTCATGGATCTGCGATCTACTTGCGTATGTAGATGCCGATGCCCGATCCTCAGAGCGTGACGAGCCCCCAGAACGACCCCGGCGAGACCGACCACCCCGCCGAGGACCGAGCCCACCGCGGCGAGGACCTGGCGGCACTCCTGGAGCGCCTACTCGCGGAGGCGCCCGACAGGACGCAGAAAGACCTGGCCGGTGCGGCAGGCATCTCCTACCCGACCCTCAACGCCTGGATGAACAGGACCAGAGGGACCTCCCGTGTCGCCCCAGAGACGTTGCGCGCCCTCGTGGACGCCTTCCGTCATTGGGGGGTGGGGGTCACACCCAAGGAGATGTTCGAGGCCGCCGGAAGACCGGTGCCCGGGCGGACCGACGAGGAGCGCGAGGGCCGGCTGCTGACCTTGTACCGACAGTTGCCGGAGAACAAGCAACGCGATTTGATCAAGTTCGCCGAAGCCATGCTCCGAGACGCTGCGGCAGCTGTCCAAGTCAGTCGCGTTTCATAGCAGTTAGTAAGGGTTGCCTTAACTCGCTCGGTCTGTTTTAAGTGACCCAGAATGTCCGAAATGAGGATACCTATCAGGAATAGCTCGCCCTTAAAACAAACCGTTGATTGATCTTCCTATCGGTCTCCCTAGAGCCTTCACACACAGGTACGATCAGTCACCCGCTGTCCTCCCGGAGCGGAACATTCCGTGCCCGCACGCACATCCTTGGGGGACACCTGTGTGCATCCGCATCGCCGTGGTCGACGATCTCCCGACGATCGCCCATTGGGACCCGGACGAGGTCACCATCCTCGTCAACAGGGGCACCCACCCCCACGACCTGATCAGAGAACTGCACGCGATCCTCGCGGTCGACCTTGGCGCACCAGCCATTCCCGGCGCCGGCCTCTTCTGCTTCTGCGGTACACGCGTCGAGCTCCCGAGCGAGTTCACGGTCACCGCACTGCCCGCTGGCGCCTCGATTCTCTGATCAGGAGCACGCCCGATGGTGCGCAAGAGGGCCCAGGCCCGGGCCAGCAACAACCCACGCCCCAACCCGAGCATGAAGTGCGGCTGCCCGCCCTGCCTGAAAAAGTTCCCAGGCGACCGGCCACCCACCGACGAGCACACCGGCAGCTGGGAAGCGCGGTACACCGATCCGTCCGGCAGGGAACGAAGCAAGACGAAGCCGACCTTCACGGCTGCCGTCGAGTTCCTGGAGCAGACCCGCACCGAGATGCGGCAACGCACGTGGATCGACCCGGCCCGCGGGGAGGTCACCCTCGCCGCCTGGTGGAAGCTGTGGTGGCCGACCCAGACAAAGGGCTGCACCCGGATCGAGGATTGGTCCCAGTCCCAGCTGCGCGACGAGGGCATGTGGCGGAACCACATCGAGCCCACCTTCGGCAGCGTCCGGCTGTTCGAGCTGGCCTGGCGAGAGATCCAGCTCTGGGTGAACGCGCTGCACGATGAGAACGGCGGGCCGCTGGCCGCCAGCTCGGTCACGAAGTGCTTCCAGGTCCTGGACCGGATGATGGAGGACGCGAAGCGGGATCGTCGTCTCCCCTTCAACCCGGCGGAGGGCGTGAAGCTCCCGACGATCAAGAAGAAGCACCCCGAGGACCGGCGGCCGCCCTCCTACGCTCAGCTGTGGCTGATCAGGCAGAAGCTGCCCGAGCACTTCCACAACCTGCTGATCGTCGCACAGGAGACCGGCCTTCGCTTCCAGGAGCTGGCCGGCCTGCGCTGGAGCAACGTCGACTTCGAGGGCCGCCGCATTCACGTGCGCGAGGTCCTGGTCGAGCCGCGCGGCAAGATCAAGCGGAAGGCGTATCCGAAGAGTGACGCTGGTCTGCGCACGGTGCCCATGACCGGTCTGGCCGCCAGGGTGTTGCGCGAGGTGTGGGCCGAGGAGAGCGAGGAGGGCACCCCCAGCCGGGCTGTGTCCGAGTTGAAGGACGGGCTGTGCGAGGACGAGCTGGTCTTCCACGGCCGAAACAAGGTGCGCCGCGGCTCGAAGGTGAACGGCGGTGCGGGCGAGCCGTACCGGGCACCGCTGCGGCGGTCGGCGTTCCGGCGGCTCTGGATCGACGCCATCACGAAGGCCGGCGTCGTTCGCACGACCGTGAAGACGGTCAAGGTGCAGCGGGTCGACGAGCAGACGGGCCGGGCGCGGGTGGTCGAGCTGGAGCGGACCGACTGGTGGCCGGACTTCCATGACGTGCGGCATGCGTTTGCGTCCCGGTTGCACGACCGCGGTGTGCCGGAGGTGATCACGCAGGAGATCCTCGGGCACGAGCGCGCGGGCGAGGTGACGTGGATCTACACGCACGCGGCGGCGGACTACGCGGGCCAGGTCCTGGCGGCGCTGGAGGATGGCAAGCCGGGTGCGGTGGCCCGGGCGCCGAAGCGCCGGCTGCGGGTGGTGTCGGCGGCGTGAGCCACCCCGGGAGTACCCCGGAACTACCCCGGGAGACGGGTACGTTCCACAGGGGTCGGGTGGTTATCCACAAGGTAGACGGGCGTAGATGTGGATAAGCACCGCAGGTCAGGTGACCTGCGGAGATCATCCGGAGAGAGCTGTTTCCTGATAAGGATGAGGCCACAGGTTCAAATCCTGTTAGCCCCACCAGCATGAAACCCCCAACCAGTCATGGTTGGGGGTTTTCGTCGTTCAGGGAGGTCTGCGTGACCGTGCGAGCAGTCGCCCGAGCGACCGGCGGAATGCTGCGGCGGTGGCTGGGCCGGGGCAGGTGGGGATGGCTGGTCTTCATCGCCTCTCAGGTCTACTTGGGGCGGGATGCTTGGGCCAAGGCCCTGGACGGGGACCCGCGCATGCTGGGCGCCCTCGCCTTCTCCACCCTCCTGGTGGGCTGGGCCGTCTGGTACAGGGTCCGCTGGGCCCGGCGGACACGTCGCGCCGGATGTGCAGGTCAGGAGGGCGCGGACGGGTCGGGACATGCGTAA